TGTCAAGTTGAAAATAATAAATAATAAAATTAATGATTACAATACAAACAGGTATAATAGGACATATTCGTTGGCTTATATTTATGGATCATCCTAAAAATGAAATAGTTAAAATAATAGATGAATACTTGGAAATAATTCCAGGTTTAACTATAAGAAAAGAATTGAATCAATTAAAAACAGAGATTTTAAATGATAAATGAAAAAAATAATTTTTTGTTATTTGAATATAAAATAATAATTTTGTAATTTTGTATATGCTTAAAAAAGAGTATAATGATATATCTAAGGAAGAGTTTATTAAAAGGTTCTTAGATATTCTAAATTTGATACAACCTGAAAATAAGAGATTAATAAATTCAGAGAGAGATTTATTTGTTGAGTTCTTGTTGTTGTCTGATGAGTATAAGTATTATAGGTATGCTTCTAAAGGTAAAAAAGAAGTTGAAAGAGTTTATAAAAGGAAATATGGTAAGGTTATAAATCAATCAAATATAACTACCAAATTAAGAGCTTTGATAAAGAAAAGCTATATAACTGAAGACTCTGATAGAGTAAAATATACTAATAAGAATATAGAAGCACTATTGAATAAAAAACAATTGAATATAAATTTCATCCTTTCTACTAATGAATGATATAACTAACATAGAAGATGTAATATTGATTAAACAAAGAGATTTTATAAGGAAGAATAATAATCCTGGTAATTATCTTATAATGGACTTGACTTCTTATATAAATCTTAAGGAGAATCTGAATATCGGTTTTGATTCAGAACTTCCAAGATATAAAGGTCTTGTTATAGCAGTATTACAATCTGAAGATTTAATGGATTCGTACCATATAGAAATAGTTTAAGTGTTAATTAAATGGATAAAGAATTTGATTCTATAATTAAGGAGTTAGCTAATAAATATGGTAAATCCGAAGATTACATTTTAAATATAGTATTACATCAGTTTAGATTTATTCTAAATGAAATGGAAAAGATTACACCTAGAATACTTATTCATAATCTAGGAACTTTCTCTACTTCTTCTGATAAACTTAAAGCTTATATTTATAATGTGATTAATATGAAAAGAAGAGGAGAGATTAGTTACTCTAAAGCAAAAGTGTTAGTAACTTCTCTTCTCAAAAAAAGAAAAAAATTGTTAATTTATGAACAAAGAAAAAGAAAGTCTTAATCTTAAAGAAGAAACTATTCCAGTTAAAGGTAAACTAACTTATAATGAGATTCTACTAGAATATGATCATTCTAAAGATGTAAATGATTTTGAATTAATGGGTAATTCTATATTGATAAGACCTTTTAAATTAGAAGAAATACAGAATGATAAAGGTTTGATTATAACAATGAATACAAGTATAATGCAAGATGATCCTGATACTTTTAAAACAAAGTTAAAAGATATGGATTATCCTTATCAGTATAAAGGTGTTGTTATAAAATTAGGAGTTAATGTATCTAATAAGAATTTTAAAGTAGGAGATGTTGTTTCTTTTATGAGACAAAGATTTGAAATAGTAGAGTTTTTTATAGATGATAATAATTATGTTTCAAAAACAGAAAAGTTCTTTACTGTTAAGATTAATGAAAATATGATTGAAAAAGTTTATAAAAAATGATTATAAAAACTTATGAAGATAGGATTAATGAGATAGAATATCATTTTGTTTTATCTGATTATAATACTTTAGTACAAAAATTATCATTAGAAATAGAAGATCAAACAAAGGAATTAAAGGAAGAATTAAGTGCAGAAGAATTTGAAGAATATTTAAACTATTTAAACTTTGATTCAGTAACAAATCCAATTAACAGTGATAAAGAATATAATGTTATTGTTATGGATTTAGAAGATAAGATTAAATGTTATTTATGGTTAAATGAGTCTAAAGTTCTTAATTATAAATCTGATAATATTATAGCTTTACTAGCTAGATTATCAGCCTTAACAGCTAGTTATTTATCTCCTAGATTTCTTATAACTACATCTAATGTTTCTAATTCTAACGAAATGTTTGGATATTGTACAGAATTTATAATGAAAAGGTTTTATCAGTTTTATCTTGAGAATATGAAAGATATTAAGACTATAAAAGATGATAGAGACGTTTAATACAGATTTAAACTTCTGGCAAGCTAACCCTAATTGTAAAATACCAGAAGTATTTAATAAATTTTATAAAAATGATAAGTCTAAAAATAAAAAGGATTCTTCTCTTATTATGTGGGCAATATCCTTATTATTGCATAAGAGTTCACCATATGTTAACCTCTCTGCATCAGATAAAAAACTACTAATAGCTAGTGATTATTTAAAGGATAAAGAGTTCAAATGGGAAGAAATTAGTTATCTTATAAACGAATATGAGAGATTGAATCTTTCTAAAGCTCAAAAGCTATTAAAACAATGGGAAGAAAAACTAGAAGAAAGATCTGAATTTATAAAGAATTTATCTTATAATGAAGATACATTTGAAATGTTAGATAAAATGTTAAAAGAAACTGATAAAATATGGAATTTATATCTTCAAACTCAGAAACAATTAGAATCTGAAGATAATTCTGTTGTTAAAGGTGGAGCTGAAGAATCTTTATCTGAAAAAGGTATAATATAATGCATTATATAAATCCAGAATTATTTATAGAAACAGAAATACCTAAATTACATCCTCATTCCTATGAGTATATAGAGTATTGGAAAGAACAAAAGAAAAGATGTATAGAAGGATATTGGGTAGGGGGTAAATGGTGTCCCCCTATCCTTTACTTTTATTTAAATTTTGGAACTATACTTTTAAATAAAGGAAGAACTTCTAAAACAAAAACACCAGGAAGACCATTATACTTTGATTTCTTAGAAGAAGTAAGTTATTATTGGTTAGAAGCAAGAGGTTTAACAGGTTTTTCTAAACAGAAACCTGTTAGTCAATTGTTAGATTTATATGGACAACCTATTGTAACTGAAGAAGAAGAAAAAGGTATTAGAAAAAATATACCTAATATTAGAGAGTTATTACAAACTCCAAATGTAGATCTAGGAAAACCTTTATATCTTAATGAAGCTAAGGATTTTGTTTTAATGGCTAATAGGGGACCTGGTAAATCATATTGGGTTGCTAATGGTGTTGTATTACATGAGTTTTTATTTGATGGAGCTAAAGAATATACAGAAGAAAGTATTAAAAATCCAAACCAAATTGAAATTGTAGTAGGTGCTCATGATGCTAAATATTCTAAAGATTTATTAAAAAAGGTTAAAATATCTTATGATAATTTACCAGGAGGAATAATGATAAATGATATATATTATCCTTCTCCTCTTTATAAACAATATAGTGGTTCTTGGGAACCATCTAAAGAAATAATACAAAAATATAAGAAAAAAGTTGGTAATAAATGGATGGATTCTGGTTCTGGTTCTACTATAAAACATAGAACCTACGGTGATAATCCATTTGCTTCACAAGGTACTCGTCCTTCTGTTATGGTTAAGGAAGAGGTTGGTATGTTTAATAACTTATTACAAACATGGGAAGCGGATGCTGAAACCATGAAGAATGGTACATATAAGTTTGGTTCTTGTTTATATCTTGGTACAGGTGGTGATATGATGGGTGGTGGTACTGCAGATATAAAGAAAATGTATTATGATCCAGATGCTTATAATATATTAGCTTTTGTAGACGATATAGAAAATAGAGGTAAAATAGGGTATTACTTACCTGCTACAAAAGGTAAACCTCAGTATAAAGATAATAAAGGAGTTACTAATCTAGAATTAGCTCTAAGATCAGAAGAAAAAGAAAGAGAAAGATTAGCTAAAATATCTTCTTCTGCTTTAAATTCTTATATACAATATAACCCTATTAAACCATCAGAAATGTTTTTGATGAGTAATTATAACGATTTTCCAGTTATAGAAGCTCAGAATACATTAGCTGAATTAGAAAGTAATCATAATTATAAAGCTTTAGAAACAGTAGTTGAATTATTCTTTGATCCTAATTCAAAAACAGGAGTTAACTATAGAGTTGATACAGAGAATAAATTAAAACCTATAACAGAATTCCCTTTAAAAGATAAATCTAATTTAGAAGGTGCTGTTATAATATACGAATTTCCAATAGAAATAGATGGAGAAGTTCCTAATGATATGTACATCTTTTCCTATGATACTTATAGAAAAGATGAATCAGGAGACTCTTTAGGTGCTATATATGTATTTAAAAATTCTAAATATTTCTCTACTCATGGAGGAGAAGAAATAGTAGCTGAATATATAGGAAGACCAGCTAATGGTATGAACGTAGTTAATGAAATATTAGAAAAGTTATGGATGATGTATGGTTCTCCTTCTGGTTCTATTTATTTCGAAAACGAAGTTGGTAATACAAAAGATTACTTTGAGAAAAAGAAAAAACTAATTGCTCTTGCTATCCAACCAAAATCTACTTTAAATAAAGGTAATACTTATTCTAAAAGTAATAATGTGTATGGATATCCTATGAGTAATAAATATATAAAACAAAATTCAGAAAGATACTTATCTGATTGGCTTAAAGAGTCAGTTGGAGAAAGTGATGAAAATAAAAACGTATTAAAAGTTCATAAAATAAAATCCAGGTTTCTTCTTAAACAATTAATAATGTATAATAGTGATGGTAACTTTGATGCTGTGATGTCCTTTATGGGATGTATAATTGGTTTAAGAGCTAAGTTTAATGAGTTTGAAAAAGAAAAAGAAGACGCTACTCACGTAATGGATTTTTTAAATAATAATAAAAATTTATTCCCAAATGGCAAACATACCAAGTCAACGATTATCATATAAAGAAAAAGTAAAAAATGATTATCAATTTGTTAAAGAAACAATCGATAACATAATTGATAATGCTAATGATTCTACTAGAGCAGGTAAAAGCTCTAATACAGATTATTATAGAAAACTAACTAACTATAAACTGTATAATAATATTCTTGATCAAAATGATTTTAAACAAGAGTTAAATCCTCTTGGTTTTGATTTAGGACAAGCAGAAGATAAGATAGATTCTTATAATGAAGCTTATACTATTATAAATAGGTTACTAGGAGAAGAATGGAAGAAAGACTTTAACTATAAAGCTATTCTTGTTAATTCAGAAGGTATTAAAGAGAAAGAATTATACAAAACTCAGATGTATAAGCAATGGTTAACGTATAACTTTCAAAAAGAATTACAGACTTTTACTTCAATGTTAATTGAACAGAATCCTGAACTTGAAAAAAATCCTGAAGCTTTACAGCAAGAATTAGATCAAATAATGGATCCTGAAGAAGTAGATAAATATGTTTCTACTGAATATTTAACAGCTCAGGAAATAAAAGCTAATAAATTATTAAAAGCTTATACTTACAAATTAAATTTAAGGTTAAAGAAAAATCATGGATTTAAACATGGTCTATTAGCTGGTGAAGAGTTTGTATGGGTAGGTATTAAAAAAGGTAAACCTCATATAGAAGTATTAAATCCTCTTGGAGTATTTTACCATAAGTCTCAAGATACTCTGTTTGTTCAAGACAGTTTATATGCTGGTTATAGAACAAGAAGAAATATAGGAGATATATTAGATAGATATAGAAATGATTTAACTGAAGATCAAATAAATAGGTTATTAGAATTAAGACCAGGGATGTATGGAGTAAGTAGTACTCCTGGTAAGAAAATGGAATATGATTTTCAAAATATAGAACTTAAATATTTAGGTAGAAATTCAGTTTTAAATGAAGATGAATACGAAGGTAATTATGGTTATTCAGATGAAGATGATATTGAAGAATATCATGTAGAATGGAGAAGTGAAAGAAAAGTAGGTAAATTGACTTATACAGATCCTTTGACAAATGAAACTATAGTTGACATAGTAGATGAATCTTATAAACCAAATAAATTTTTAGGAGAAAGTATTGAATGGGAATGGATTCCTGAAATATGGGAAGGTACAAGAATTAATACAGATATCTATATTAATATGCGTCCTAAAGATATTCAATTTGCTCCTTATTCAGATCCATACGAAGTTAAATTAGGATATCATGGTGTAGTTTATTCTAATACAAATGCTCCTGCTGTTTCTATGATGGATAGAATAAAACCTTACTTTTATCTATTACTTGTAGTTATTAATAAATTAAAGAAACTCATAGCTCAGGATAGTGGTAAAAAAATACCAATTGATGTTTCAAGAATAGATAGAAAAACAGGTATAGATAAAACATTATATTATTTTAAGAATCAGGATTTCTATATTTATAACTCATTAGAAAACTCTGATAATCCTTTAGCTGCTAACAGAGGAGCTATTAGTGGAGCTACTTATGATATGTCTAATGCTCAATTTATATCTAATTATATAAATATTATAGGTGCATTAGAACAAAAAATAGCTTCTATATCAGGTTTATCTGAAGCAAGATTAGGTAGGATTAAAACTACTCAGGCTGTAGGTAACACTAATCAGGAAATAATACAATCTTCTCAAGTAACAGAACCTTTATTTGTTATACACGAAACTCTATGGGAACAAGTTTTAAATTCTTTATTGAATGTTATTCAATATAGTTATGAAGAAGAAGGTGAATTTATGCAATATATTCTTGATGATTCTTCAAGAGGTTTAATAGAATTAGAACCAGGAGAAATATCATATCAGGATATGGGTGTGTTTATTAAGTTTTCTTCTAAAGAACATGAGATATATAATCAATTAAGTCAATTAGCTTTACCAATACTTCAGAATCAAGGAAGATTGAGTGATATATTGAAAATATTTAAAAAAGTAAGTTTAGAAGATTTAGAAAGAGAGCTAGTTTCTTATGAAAAGAAAAAAGAAAAACTACAACAATTACAACAACAACAAGATAGAGAAGCTTTAGTTCAAGTAGAGCAACTTAAAAAAGAATTAGAAGAACAGAAAATGTTATTAGACAAATACAAAACAGATACTACTAATCAAACTAAGATATTAATAGCTAAATTACAATCAGATACAAGTATAGTTACTTCTGATATAGCTGGTGATAGTACTGTAGATTTAGCAACACAAGAAGCTTCTAATATGTTAGATAGTATTAAAACGGCTAATGACACACAATTAAAAGAAAAAGAATTACAAATTAAAAAACAAATATCAGATAATCAGGAAAAAACTAAAAAATATGTAGCTGATACTAATCTTAAAATAGCTAAAGAAAATAAGACAAATAAAGAGATAGATAGTAAGAAATAAAATATTACTACTTTAGCTATATAATAGCTGATATTATATTAAAATTGATTTTGAAAACAAATATTTTTTTATTAACTTTGCAACAATGAGTAACAATAACCAAGATGAATTTGAGTTCTTTGAATTCGAAAACGATGAATTGGAAGTAAAAGATGATGAGCTTTCTGATGATCCTAACGACTCTGATAATAATGAAGATGATGTACAGGATTCTGATGAAGAATCGTTTAAAGATCAAGATACTGATCAGGAAGATGAACAAGATAACGAAGAGGATGAAGAACAAGAAGAAAGTTCAACTGATGAAGAATCAGAAGAATCAGAAGAATTTGATGTTTTAACAGATAGCTTTAATTATCTAAAAGAGAAAGGTATTATAATCTTACCAGAAGATTATAATTTTGAAAATACTGAAGAAGGGTTTGAAAAAGCAATACAAGACTCTTTTGAAAATTTAAAAAGTTTAGCTTATAATTCTATACTAGAAAATATTCCAGACGAAACAAAAGAATTAGCTAATTATTTGCTTTCTGGTGGAACGGATATAGAAAACTACAAAAAATATACTTCTGAAGTTAGTTTAGATGATGTAGATTTAGAAGATCCAGAACAAAGAAAACAAATATTAACTTTACTGTATAAAGAAAAAGGATTCTCTGAAGCTAAGATACAAAAGAACGTAAGTAGAATTATAGATTTAGGAGAAGATGAAGAAGAAGCAAAAGAAGCTTTACCTGAATTAAAAAGTATATACGAGAAAAGAAAAGAGAATTTTGAGAAAGAAGTAAAAGCTCAGAGAGAATTAGAAAAACAGAAAGAAAAAGAGAATTACGAAAAATTAATGAATACTATAAATTCTACAACTAAAATAGGTAATGTAGAATTTACTAAAGAAGAAAAAGCTAAATTTAAAAACTTTTTACAGGAAAAAGTTAAAGTTGGAAATAATCAAGTAATGTTAAGTTTTGATTATAAATTACAACAATATTTATCTGATCCTGAAAAATTTGTTGTATTAGGTACTTTCTTGATGAAAGATTTTGATACTCAAAAAATAGAAAAAGAAATAGAAAAGAAATCCAATTCTAAATTTTTTGATAAAATAAGAAGAAATAACAAAACAAAAAACACTCCTTCAGGTAGAACAGAAAGAAGTTCTAGAAGTGATATTGATATCACAAAAGGAGAATTCCTATTAAAATAATAAATTATTTAACAAAAATACTATTATAAATGTCTAAAACAAGTCAAATTAAATTGAGACAATATGATGGTTTCGGAGGAAACTTTATAGACTCTGATTATCTTGTTAATTCTTATGATGCGGGTAAACCTCACATCTTCGAAGGAGTTATGGGTAAGATATTCAGTTCTAGTGAAAGATTTTCTACTAAATCATTAATGGGTATGACCCTAGCTAAAGGCGCTGTTAAAGTAATCGATAACGAAGTTTATCGTTGGAAACTTGCAGGTGCTGAAGAAAAATCTGTAAGAGTAGTTCAAAACCTTGAGTCTGGTAATGCTACTCCTGGTTTAAATGGTGAACCATTTAAAATTAAGTTGGATGAAGGTTGGTTTCAAGCTCCTGACGTATTGATGCCAGAAAACAATGAATATTCTCTTCGTGTATTAGAAGGTCCTGTTCATGACAACTCTGGTTACATCTATATTGTTAGATTGGAAACAGATGATCCTACAGCATACTTACCTGGTGATTTGCTTCAAGTAGGTTCAGAATTTTCTAAAGTATGGACTTCAGTTCAATCTGAATTGAACGATGAATTCGGTACTACTTATTTCGGTAGCCCTGTATTCGAACTTGAATCTCAAGTATCTGCTTTTGCTCAATCTTTAAAAGTTAGCGATAAAGCTCTTAGAGAACAAGGTCGTTTGGGTATCCCTTACTCTGTTGGTAAAAATAAAGGTGAAAAATTCATCCCTATGGCTGAAGCCAAAATCAAAGATGAGTTGTACACTTCTATGGAAGCCCAATGTAAATATGGTACAAAAAGTACTAAACCAGGTAAAGGTAATTACTGGATTAAAACAGGGCCTGGTGTTCGTCAACAAATGAAAGATTCTTTCATTGAATACTACAATGGTGTATTGACTGAATCTCGTCTGAAAGATTACTTGATGAATATATTGATGGCTAGGGTGAATGAATCAGATCGTAAAGTTGTAGCTATTACAGGTACACTTGGTTCTATGATTTTCCATGATATGTTAGCTGCTTCAGCTAGTTCATTCTTGACTGTTGATACTAACTATGTAACTCAACTTAGCAAAAACCCAAGACACTTGTCTTATGGTGCTCAGTTCACCCACTATCAAGGTCCAGAAGGTATCGAAGTAACAGTTATTAAAGACCCTATGTATGATGATTTCAAATACTGTAAAGTAACTCACCCTATCTATACTAATTTCCCTATAGATTCAGCTCGTTTTACTTTCCTTGATTTTGGTACATCAGAAGGCGAATCTAACATCCAATGGTTACAAGTTAAAGATACAATGCGTCATGGTTACATCCCTGGTACTGTTACTCCTATGGGTCCAGTTAAAGGTGGTGCAACAAGTTCAATGGTAGCTGGTTACACTTCATTCTGTGAAGGTACTGCTGGTATATGGATTAAAGATGTGACTCGTTGTGGTGAAATCATAATGGAAGTTAACTAATATTTTTTTAACAAATTGAAAATACTTATATAAGTTTTAAAACCTTATAAGGAACAACATGACAAAAGTTTTTATAAAACCTATTCCAAGGGATACGGCATCAAAAGTAAGCGAATTTAAAAATGATACTTCCAAAATTAAAATGAATAAAACTAAAATAGGTAGAAATACTTATGATGGTTTACAAGCATTATATAATTCTGGAACAGGAAGATTATCAACAGGGTTAGATGAATATGTAGAAAACCCTTATAATAATGAAGATAGTAATTATCCTCCTGAATTTGAAAAAGTAGTAAAAGGAAAAGATAAAATACTTAGACAACATTTATTGGAAATTAAACATCAAAAGCCAATAAACTTTTATAGTCCGATGGCTCCTAGGAAAGAAGACCATAAAGTTCCAGAACATAAAATGCCTTTTTTCCATACCTTTAGTTTCAAATTAAAAGATGGTGCTACAGTATTAGATCTTAATAAACCTGATGATGAAATTGCTTACTATATTGCACTGGCATCTTCTAAAATAGCTAATTCATGGAAAGATTATGCTAATTATAAATTTCCTAGAGCAACACACTTTATTTCTCTTGAAGGAGAAGACGAAAGTCTGAAATTCGAAAGAAGTAAACAAATTGATAAAGCAAAAGGATTCTTAACATCAGAAGATTTAACAGAAGAATGGGTTATTAAATTTGCTAAATACTTGGAATTATCAAAAGGCACAGTAACATATAAAGTAGCATATAATTTACTTTCAGAATTTATAGAGAAATCTAAAACAGGTAAAAAAGATTCAGTAGAAAAATTCATATTTTTGTATAAAGAGTTTCAAACTGCACCTGGAAAAGAAAAAATTACAGCAGCTGCTTTACTTGAAGATTTAATTTATTATAGAATTATAGGAGTAAGACAAGGAACATATACTTGGTTTAATAAAAATATGGTAATAGGAAATAGAAGAGAAGAAGCAATTGATTTTCTTATAGATCCTAACAAACAACCAGAACAAGAAGAATTAACAAACGAATTAAAAATTAAAATGAAATTCTAATAATGATCATTGAAGAACTTCACTATGATTTTAAATTTAAAGTAGATAGATTAGATTCTCTACAAAAAGCTGATTTTCAGGATAACGAAATAGATTGGTTATTAAATGATTCTATTTTAAATTTTGTAGATAATACTTATCGTACTTTTGAAATTAATCAAAGAAGTATAGATGATATTAGAAGTTTGGTTATAAAATCTCCAGAGATACAATCAGGAATAACACCTACTTTAGTAAGTCCTAATATATATGAAGTAGATTTATCTACTCTAACTTATAAATATAGATACTTAATTAGAAGTAGGTGTTTAATAACTGATTTAGTTAATAACTGTGGAAGTAAAACAGTAGATGTTAAAATAATACAACATGATGATTTAACGGATGTTTTAAACAATCCTTTAGAAAATCCAAATTATTTATGGGGTCAGGTTGTAGCAGTTTTTTCTACTAATAACAAATTATATTTATATTCAAGTTCTGATTTTACTATTGATCAAGTATATTTAGATTATATTAAAGATCCAGCTTATATTAATAAAGGATCGTATGGTAACAACTTAAGAGGTAGTTCTACTAAAGTAGAATGTGATCTTCCTGAACATACACATCCTAGAATAGTTAACTTAGCTGTATTAAAAGCTTCTTTAATAGCTGAAGATCCTAAATTTACTCAATTCAAACAACAAGCTTTATTATTAAATAAATAAAAAATTAAACAAATTAAAAGAAATACAATATGAGAAATGCAAGACGACCAGTTGAGAAAATCCTGGTAGCAAAAACAGATGGTTCTACAGGTCAGGCAATTGTTGCTGACGGTACAACCCGATTTACTAATCAATCTACTTTTGTAACAAATTTAGCTGATGGTCAACTAGGAGTATTTGATGCTACTGGTAATGGTACTAATGCTATTAATGTTGCAATAAGCCCTGGTGATACTGTTAAAGAATCTCCAGAAATTGTTATAGCACAAGGAACTCCTCAATCATCTAGTCCTAGTACTATAAGTGTTCAAGGTTTTTTTCCTAGAACTTATGAAGCTTCAAGAATAGCTGGTAAAAGTGTAAAAGTATTTAGAGGTAAAGCTTATAGAGCTGGTACTCTTAATGCTTGGACTATTGGTGCTGATTTGGGTCAATCTGATGCTATCGTACCACTTGATGAAACTGAATTTTCTTTGTTGATTACTCAAAAAGGACGTAGAAAAGAGTTTGAAAACTCTACTAGAGGTCGTCAAGGTTTGAGTGTTAATTATGTAACACCTGATTATACTACTCTTGGTTTTTCAGCTTCTGCTAGTTTAGACCATTTAGTACAAAATTTGGTAGTAGAAATTAATAAACATTCTACTTTACATAATACTAACAACAGAAAAGGTAAAGAAGATTTCGTAGCTTTTGCTGTTGATACAGACGCTACTACAGCTACTGCTGGTTCAACTACAATTGCTGGTATTACAGCTGGTACTACTAGTATCAATGGTGTAATAATTACAGCAGCTATGGAAGCCGCTTTAGATGCTATTGCAGCTGATGCTAATGTTCCTGATATTGATTCAAGCTCAAGAATAGTTCCTACTGCTTTGACAACTGCTGGTACTGGTGTAGCTACTACTCAGGCTGTAGTTATCCTTTCTTTGGATGAAGCTACTGCTTTCATCGATAGAGTTCCACAAGTTAAAATAAACTTAGATTTAGGTTTAACTGCTGGTTTCAACTATCCAACTGTACTTTTAAAAGAGTCTCAAGCTGCTGATGAAGGCGAAGGTAGTGGTCGTTTCTGGAAAATATACTACGAAGGTACTGATGGTCAAAGAGCTTATCATACTAACCGAGTAGAATATCCTGTTATACCACAACCTCAGTATGTAGTAGAAACAGAAACCTACGATGCTTATATTATAGAACATGGTACTAATGTGGAAACTACTTTAACTGAAGTAAGTCACAATCCAATGAAAACAATTATATTGGTTCCTAGTTCAGATACTACTACTAAAAATCAATTGGAAGCTGTACTTAATCCTTGGATTCAATCAGCTGCTAATTTACCTTTTGTAAGTATCTAATTAATTTTTTAAAAAATATAAAAATATAAAAAAACATGTCAAGAGGAACAATAGGAAATGAACAAGTAGCAGTTGCTAATTTTACATCAATTACTTCTGCTACCACTTATACACCAACAGAAGAAGTTATTATACCTAAAGGAGCTGTTATTACAGATCTGGTAGTACAAGAAAATACAGCTTTAGCTGGCGGTACTTCTTATCTATTTTTTGTAGATTCTATTACAGGAACTAGTGATACTAACCTTACAGGTGCTGTTGCTTTAGCTGCTTTTACAGGTCTTAACTCTTTAATGGGTTTAGCCTCTACTGGTGTTGAAGCTACAATGACTTCTGCTGGTAATACTAAAGTAGCTGAAACAGGTCTTTTAAAAATGACTACTGTAGGTACTACAAGTGCTGGTGATATTAATGTTATAGTAAAGTATGTAGTAGTTTAATACTACTACATACTTTTTAACTCTTTAAAAGAAAAAAAGAAATGACTAATAAAAAACAAAGTTCGAAAGTATTTCTTAATGAAGGAGGTAAAGTCAGAGGAGCTTTTATTAATAAAGATAGTTATGTTCAAGATACATTTTCTCATGTAAATGATAAATTTGATCTAACTGTTTATATTAAGAATTTAATAGCTAATGTTTTATCTGGAGGAACTACTGTAGTTTTTACTTCAATAACTGCTTTTACAGCTAATATAGGAAAGAATTTATTCGGTTTTGGTACAGCTACAGCTCCTAGTATTTCGTTTAATACAGACGCTGATACAGGCTTCTATCGTTCTGCTGCTAACACTATAGGTGTTGCTTCAACAGGAAATAAAGTAGCTGAATTTGATGCAGAAGGTTTAGTTGTTAACGAAGTATCAGAATTGACTTCAGGTGCTGGAGTAGTAGTTCAACATGGTATAACAACAGGTATTACTGCTTTTGCTACAGGTGGTCAAGCTAACGCTGTAGAATTAAGCAAAGAATATTCTGTACTAGGTACAGTAGGTACTACAGGAGATTCTGTAAAACTTCCAGCTACTACTTTAGTAGGTAAAAGATTTGTTATTAAAAATGCAGGTGCTAATGATGCTGACGTATTTCCTTCAACTGGAGGTGATTTAGGAGCAGGGGCTAACACCGCTGTATCTTTAGCTGCTGGAGCAACTATTACTTACGTATGCACTGCTGCAAACGTTTTTGTTGGATTCTAATAAATAGAAAGTTATGAATTTGTTTCAAAAACAAATTAATTATTACTTAAAAAAGATTAAAGATAAACTTATCGAAATAAATAACTTATTTTAAATTATGAAATATAGATCTCAAAATACGTCGGAATCAACTACAGTAGGTCTATTATATGATATATGGGTTCAACTAAATAAACTTTTAAGAAATTTAGCAACTATAATAACCTCTGGTGACTTAGTTGATAATGTTACATACGCTCAAGCAGCAAATAGAATAGCACTATCATCTTTAGTACCAGGGGTTAAATATTTTATAACAGATAAGAATGTAATGTTAGTTTCTATTGAAACTAATAAATTTGCTTTAGAAGGTCATTATAAACGTGGCTCTAAATGGAATAAAATAGAATATGATTTTACTAATGATCATGTTCAATTAGAAATAGATGATAAAGGAAATAGAATTGGTTGTACCTTTGATTATATAACTTATACAATACTACCAGGTGATCCAAGAGCTGTATTTAAATGGAATAATGATTTATGTTTAAATAATACAGTAATCAATGGTTATTTTGATTGTATAAATTCTGATTCTGGATGTCAAATATACGGTAACACTGTAAAAGAAGGAAGTATATTTACTTTTGACGATGATGCAGAAGGTAATATAATTAATACTTCTGTTGAAAATGCTTCAGAAGTAACTGCTACTGGTTTTGATGGTGAGTTTAATAACTGTACATTTATAGGAACTACAGCAGATTTTACAGATGCTACTTGTGTATTAAATTATAATACTTATGATTCTTGTGATTTAGATTATACTATTAGTACAAGTACCTTTACTAATATTGATGCTAAAGCTAGTTTAATAAATACAGCAGATACAGCTACTATGACTAATGTTAATGCTAATAGTTCTAATATAAATATATCTGGAACAAGTTCATTAAATAATAGTAATGTAGATCAAGCTAGTGATGTAACATTAGAAGAAGCTTCTACATTTACTAACTGCTTAATTAAAGCTACTTTAATTAATAGTTCTGGTACATCAAATGCTTCTAATACTATATTTTATGGTGGTACAGTAACTTATGATAATAGTGGTAATTGTTCTGGATCTACTATACAAATACCAAGAGGTGCTAGTGAACCTGAATTATTGTTTAATAGTAGTAATCCTAACGTTTATATAAATGTAGCTCAATCAAATAAAATAGAAACTTTTACAGTTAATTCTAATACAATAGATTTTGATGCTTCTGATGAAAATCACTTTGCTGGTATAGTATTCATAAATTCTAATTCTACTATAGATACTATAAGTAATTTAGATAATACTTCTAAAAGATTTGAAATACGTCCTGGCGTTGGTTTTACTGTATCTTTAGCAGCCGCAACAGCTACTAATATAGTACTGCCTAGTGGTGTGGCAACCATTACCCTAACAGGAAATAATGGAGATTGGGTAGAGTTAGAACATGATGGTGCTAATGCTTACGTAATAGAGATAAACAACTTCTAATGGGTGGGCTATCAAAAGAACAGGTATGGCAATTAGGACAGTATGGTGAAATGGGATTTGGTGGACAAAACCAAACCATTAACGTAACACAAAATGATTGGGCTGTTGTAACAAACAATACAAGCGACTTATGGGCTGTTGGTGCAGGACAGTTAAACGGAATTACCTACTCTAACGATAGCCTTGTAATAGGTGAAGATGGAAAGTACAAGTGCAATGCACAGCTAAGTTTAGACGGTTCTAATGGAAGCATAATAAGACTTGGTGTGTATGTGAATGGCTCATTGGCTTGTTTATGTACTGGTTATCAAGAATTAACAAATAACCAGATTGTTCAGTTGTCTTATGTGGATATTTTTATGCTAAGTGCGAATGATGTGATTCAGGTTGTAATAACAGATACCACAGGCAACAGCACACCTGCCGCCATAGCTGGTAAAATTGCTTTACATAGGGTAGGATGAGAAGAGCAGCTAAAATAGACGACAACCAACGGAAGATAGTAAACGCACTACGCAAAGTACCCAACTTGACCGTGGCGATAACCTCGCAAAGCGGTAACGGGTTTCCCGACATAGTAGTGGGGTACAAGAAATATAACTACCTAATAGAATTAAAAGACGGGGCAAAAAGCCCTAGTCAACAGAAACTTAGGGATGCACAACAACCTTTTAAAGATAACTGGACAGGTCAATACGACGTGTGTAACAGCTTAGAACAAGTACTAGACGTAATAAGGTTATGATATTCGAAATACAACAGCACGACGCATATACAATGACGGTAACGCTATCCGACCAGACTGGTACGGCTATATCGCTAACGGGGGCTACTGCTTTTGTAACAGAAATAAATAATTTCTAATAATTAAACTAACACATAAATATGGAATGGCAAGGAATAGTTACATTAATTCTAAGTGGAATTTCTGTTCCTTCTATAATAGGTAATTTTCTACAATGGAGGCAAATAAAATCTTCTTCTAAACAAACTGATGCTCAAACATTAATTACTAAAATAGAAGGAGTTAATCAAGCCATCAATATATGGGAAAGAACTAGTAAAGAATTAGAATTAAAACTTGTTGAACAAAAAAAAGAAAATACTGAATTAATTGATAATATCAAACAATTAAGAATTGATTTAGATACTTATAAAGAAGAAAATGAAAAGTTAGTATTAAAAATTGATGAGTACAGAGAACAAAATAAATCACTTACTTTAAAAATTGAGGAGTTAGAATTAAAACTTGATAAAGTAATAAAAGAAAACAATATATTAAAATCTAAAAAATGAATAAAGTAAAATACTTATTTATTCATTGTAGTGACACTAAAATAAGTCATTACATTACTGGAGAAGATATTAAAAGATGGCATACTTTACCTGAACCTCAAGGTAGAGGTTGGAGTAAAGTAGGTTATAATTATTTTATAAGAACTGATGGAACATTAGATACATTAATAAGTTTTGATGATAATGGCATTGTTGAATGGAATGAGATAGCAAATGGAGTAAAATCTTTTAATGATAAATCATATCATATATGTTATGCAGGAGGACAATCTTATTCAGGTAATCCTTTAGATACAAGAACAGGTCCTCAAGTAACAACTATGTCAAAACTAATAAAAGAAATAATTGCTAAATTTCCAGATATTATAATAGTAGGTCATTATCAAGCGTATAATACTACTAAAACTTGTCCTAATTTTGATGTACCTAGTTACCTTAGATCAATAGGTGTTCCTGAAAAAAATATTAAAGACGGCAAAGTTTTTTAACAAATAAAAAAATTAAAATGATAATCAATACAAGAAGTAACATTCTTAACCTTATATCTACTAATTCTTTGATTCCTGGAGAATTGTATAGAATAAGTGATGCTTATAATTGTACGTTGCAAGCTATATCTGATAGTAAGTTACTATCTAAAGGCTATGCAATATTTTTAGTTCCTGATTATAACAATTATCCTTTGTGGAGAAGTGGTTCTACTTTTTCTATAAATGATATATCTATTTGGAATGGGCTTCACTTTCAAAACTTAACAGGAACTAATACTTCCACTACCCCTGATTTAGATACTACTAACTGGAATTTGTTAACACCAAATTTAGGTTTTGGATATCTGGAATCAGTTGATGAAGTAAAATATGATATTGATTCTAATCTATTCTACTATAGAAAAGATAATCAATTAAACTGTTTTGATCTAACTTTAGATTATGCTTCATCATACTCTCCTAGCCCAATAGATGAATTTCAATGGGGTTCTCCTGGTGTATTTAATAATCAAGTAACTGAATCAAGACTTCTTTGTATTAATCAAAGTTACTTGGTAATAGGTAATGTTTTATTTAGTGATGCTTTATTAGATGCTACATTAAACGAAGGTTCTATATATAACAATGATGTTAGATATTCTTCTCAAATATTAGCTAAAAATAACAAAGGTATCATAGCAAACAACTTATCTCAAACACCAGTTTCTATCTTAGACTTTAGTTTTAATGAAGGAGTATTTGATGATAATAGATGTTTTAATGGTCCTATGACTTGTAACAATCAATCTTCTACAGGTGAAACAAGAAGTTTTACTATATTTAATGGTGCTTCTGTAGACGCTCCTTATAACGAAGGTTTAATGGGAGCTATACATTTAGATATTGGTGCTACTTTAAAAGCTGCTAACAATTCTGGTGTTATTAAATGGTCTAAATTCTCTCAGACAACTGTAGCTGATTGTGACAATAATCAAGGTACTATTCAAAGAGTAGAACAAAAAGGTCCTTTTACTAATCAAATGAGTTTAAATTCAGGAGTATTAGCTAATTTTTTACAAATGAATCTAAAATACGATAAAGTAACAGACCCTAGTAATGATACAGAATATCAATTTTATACTTAATATATATAATAACAATTCTTTTCATTCATATAAAGGTAGGAGGGAGGGTTATATTAAATATAACCCTTTCTTTTTAAAAAATTAAAACAATGAGTTTATCACTAAACACAAGAATAGATTTAGGTTGTAGCTGCGATTCTGTTATATTTACAGAGTTAACAGGTGCTTATGATGCTTTAACTAATACAGGAGGTTATGGTTCACCTAATCCAGCAACTAGTGATTTTTCTACAGTAGAATTAATAATAAAAGATGAATTAAATTCAGTAACTTATGACAGCATTGATTTATCATCTAATTTTCCATCAAGTAGTGTTTTGTCACAAACAATAAATGTTTCTGATTTAGAACTAAGTTCAGTTAATGCTGGTTTAACAAAATTCGCAGATGGAAAATACAGTTTTACTTATAAAATAACAACTAGTGGTGGAACAGTATATCAACACCAAGTAACTAAAATGTCCTTATGTACAATAATGTGTAATATAAAAAACTTAGCAGCTAAAGTATTAGATTGTGACTGTTGTACTTCTAATACTTCAAGAGATAAATTAAGAGAAATATATTCAGATTATTTAGCTTTATTATATTCAGGTTATTGTTTAACTAATTCTAAGGTATCTTCTTATCTTACTTTAATAAATAATAAACTAGCTAAAGAAGCTTGTAAAGGATGTTAATAATTAATCAATTAATCAATCAATAAATAAATAAAATTATGGGATGCGGATGTCATGACGTAACATTATCTACTAGTACACAAGGACCAACTGGCCCAACAGGTGCTAATGGTTCTGATGGTACTACAGTACTATACAGCTTAAATACTGCTGTTTATACAACAGCAGGTGCTCCAACACAACCAATACTAACATATAATTTACCACCTAATACTTTATCAGATAATGGTGATGGTTTATCTATATCTATTATGGGTGAATTAGATGCTCCTTTATCAAATACGGATACATATAAATTAACATTAAAAATTAATGGTACTACTATTACAGATATAATATATTCTTATGGAGGTAATGCTGGTTATTATTCTAATTTAAAAGCAGAACTCTATAAAAATTCCACAAATACAATGAAATTAGTAGCTGAAAAAACAGGTATTATTGGAACATGGAGTCCTGTTGGAGTAACTGAAATTCCTGGATTAGATTTTACTAATCCTATTCCTATTACTATAGTAGCAGATTCTACTACTAATTTTGTTGGTACTGATTTAGGTATTGTTTCAATGAAAATAAATAAAACACTAATATAATATGGCAATACAATATATTTACCCTACATTTCCTTTAAATGCTTCTGGTCAAACTATATCTATACCAGTAGCAGAACAAAGTGCTTTTTACCTTATAACAGGAACAGTTTCACTAGGTGGAGCTGGAACTTCTAATATATTTCAAGAAAGTGGTACTCCTACATCAGGTTTAACTTATATATACAAATATAGAGGTGCTGCTACTTATGGTGGTGTTGGTACTGTATCTTTCCATGGAGTAGATTTACCTGCTGATTTAGCAGATCAACATGTTACAATATATGCACAATATGATGGTTCTGCTTGGAATGTAGATTTTATAATAGATTGGGATGGTACAACTAAAATTACTAATTCTCAAATAGATATTAACACTATAGAATTAACTAAATTAGCTAATGGAACATCTGCTCAAATACAAGTAGCTAATGGTTCTGGTGTATGGTCAGCTGTGAGTGTAACTGGTGATGTAACTATAACTAATGCTGGTGTTACAGCTATTGCTGCTGGTGTTATAGTAGATGCTGATATTAATGCTTCAGCTGCTATAACAAGAACTAAATTAGCTAATGGTACAGCAGATCATGTTATAATAAATAACGGTTCAGGAACACTATCTAGTGAGGCTCAATTAGATCCTTCAAGAGGTGGTACAGGTCAAGATTTTAGTTCTTCTACAGGTATAGTAAAAGTATCAGCAGGAACGTTCTCTGTTGGATCTACTATATCAAATAATGAAGTAGCTGCTAATACGTTGCAACCTTCTAAATTAACGGCTGTTCATAGAACATTAAGAGAATATATATCAGCTTCTTTTGAATCAGGTGAAAAAGGCACTAATTATCATTATATGCCTTATAAAGGTACTATAGATGAAATTAAGATAAGAGTAACTAAATTAATAGAAGCTACTGATGATGGTACTGTAGAATTTCAAGATGATTCTGGTAACTCTATGGGAACTGTTACAATAACTAAAGCTTCTGCTTATGGGACAGGATTTAGTTTAACACCTGCTTCTAATAACACTTTTAATCCTGGTGATGAAATAAGAGTAATTACTACTAAAACTACAGCAGGAGGAAAATTAGATATTACTTTCGAAACGGAAAGAAATGATACTTAATATTAATTTTACCTTTAACTTCAACTATTATGACCGAACAAGAATTAATTAATTATAGAAGCTGTCTTGTTTGTAAAGTAGCTAATTTTAGCTATGACAAATATATTAATTCCTTAAAAATAGGTAGCAAATGTATTAATATTTATAAACAGAATTTAGAAGATGCTACTATGTTGTTTGATATATTCACTCATATAGTAGAAGATGATACATGTATAACTGATGATCAAATAAATCTTATTATAGATGAAATAGAAAAATTAACAAAAGTAAATTGTTAAAAAAGATTTTTTTATATTATTTTGATTTTCATTATATTTTATCTATTTTTGTAAAAAACAAATTATGAATCAAAAAACAATTGAATCTATTTTAAATTTTTTGACTGAAAAACCTGGTTATAAAAAAGAAGGTAAAAAGAGATTAAGTTATATTCTTTTTAAAAATAACATTAAAGCCAGTATTGAAGAAACAGAAGAAGCTCTTAGAATCTTTAACTCTAGTTCTAGTTCTAAAGAATCTGTTAAAAAAGAAGTAAAAGAAGATAATTTGGAAATAAAAAGCGCATGGCAACTTCCTAATGGTGAATGGAGATATTCTTTAAAACCAAAGAAAGAAGATGAAATGGATCCAGAAGATTTTTGGAAATCTTTTAAAGAAGAAATATTTGAATTGTTAAGTGATGTAAGTCCTAATATTTTTCAAGAAAAAAATATCGATTCTAAACAAAAAGAAAAAGGATTGTTTATTTGGACAGCAGATAAACATGTTGGATTAGAATTACCAAAAGATACTCTTTATTCTGATAACTATGATTATACTACTTTTAGAAATAGAATGTTTAAAATAATATCTGAAATAAAAAAAGAATATGGTGATAAGTATTATGATGAATTAGTTATATCTGATTTAGGAGATCCTTTAGATGGATATAATAAACAAACAACCAGAGGTGGTCACGCTCTTCCTCAAAACATGAATAACAAAGAACAATTTTTAACTTATATTAAAGTACATAAAGAGTTTTATGAAGAATTAATTAGGTTAAACATTGCTAAACATTTTACAATATTAAATGTATCCAACGATAATCATTCTGGTGATTTTGGTTATTTTGCTTTTGAAGTATTAAAAACATATTTTAATATAAAATATCCAACTGTAACATTTAAAATATTTGATAAATTTATAGATCATTATGTTTTTGGTAATCATTGTTTCATGTTAAGTCATGGAAAAGATTCTGAAGATATGAAAGCTAATTTACCTTATATTCTAAATAATAAAACAGAAAATTTTATAAATGAATATATAGATAGAAAGAATCTACATGCTTATTATAATCATTTTAAGAAAGGAGATTTACATACCTATGGAGAACAAACAGCTAAAAGATTCTCCTATACTAATGTACCTTCTATAGTAGGTTCTTCTAAATGGACTCAACATAACTTTGGATATTCTCAACCAGGATGTTTAATAGAAGAAGTAGATAAATATAAAAATAAAACAACCTCTAAACTGTTATTGTTATAATGCTATTAAATGAAATAATATATAGTATACAAACTGTTCTTAATAAAGGAAGTAAATCTGATGATTCTATTTATTCTAATAGATTTATTTATACCTTTATTAAGTCTTATAGAGCTAAGCTATTAAGACAATCTATAGATAAATATCAGGAAGTTAATCCCTTTAACTTCCAAACTATAGATTGTCTTGAATTAGAGTTAAGTATTCTACCTGAGTGTCCTTGTTTGACTTTAAATTGTAAATTCTTAAAAAGCAAATATCAGTTACCAAGAGTTATACAATCTAGAAATCAACTACTATTAAAAGTATATACTCCTGATGGAACATTAATAAATAACTCTACTTTAGAAGAAGCTAAAAACTTTAAATATACCAGAACAAAGAATAATAAAATGTTTTGGTTTATTCATAATAATTTTTTAGTAGTAGTAGATCCTAATAACATGTTATCTCATGTACAAGTTAAAGGATTATTTGAAGATCCTGTTGAATTACAAACAGTAAAATCATGTAATAATAGTAAATGTTTTGATCCATTAACTCAAAATTATCCTATAGATACTTATATGTTAGACACTATAAGAACTATGACTTACGAAGAAATAATGAGATATATGAATCAAAGTTTAAATGATTTAACAAATGATTCACAAGGTATAGTATTAAACCAAAAAGAATAATGAAGTATTCTAGAACATTATCAGATGCTTATAAATCATTTCCGAATAATGTAACAGAAAGGGATTCTTATTATGCTGATTATTCTACATTTGTAAATATATGTAAAGAGTTTAATAAACTCTTAATACAAAAACTAGTTAAAGAAGGCATTAAGTTTAAAATGCCTTTTTTACGTTCATATCTACAAATAAAAAAAGGATTAATTCCAGAGCATTTAAGAGATAGAAAAATAGATTTTAAAAAATCTAAAGAATTAAAAAAACAAGTATTTCACAATAATAACCATTCTTCAAATGAATATGCTAAGTATGAGTGGAAGAGAGTAGGGTATAATATTAAAAATAGAAACTTCTATAAGTTTACACCTACAAGAGGAAATAAAAGATATTTAGCTAAGGAAATAAAAGAGAATAATACTATTATAAACTACGAAACTTTATAATAATGATAATAACTGATTATATATCTATAAGAACTGTATTAGATGATTTACAAGATTCTTTAGATTCACAATATTGGAATGAAATGGCAGTACTTGAAAATGCAGCTAAAGCCATGGAAAAATTAGCTGTTAAAACTCAAGTAGAAAATAAAATATTTTTTACTAAAGTAACTAATCATAAAGCTGTATTACCTCAAGGAATATATCAGTTGAATATGATAGCTTATAAAGTAAATAATACTTTAGATGAAACAGATATAGAAGAAATAAAAAGAGAAGTAGGTATTAATAATGATAATTATTACGAAGGATTTACTACAAGTAGTTACTTTAGAAATAATTATTGGCCTATGAGATATAACACATCTGAGTTTGGTAATCAGTATATGTGTGAAGATTGTAAGAATATAGATACTCCAGGTGAACATTCTTTTACTATAGAACCTAATGGTTGTATAACTACTTCTTTACAAAATGGATATATTTGTATATCTTATTTAAGATATCCTGTTAATGAAGAAGGAGACTTCTTAATACCTAATAATCCAGATGTAATAGAAGCTATTAAATCTTATTGCTTAATGAGAATATTTGAGAAAAGATTTAATATGAAAGAAGAAGGAGTAGGTCTTATATTACAATACTGGTCTACTAAATGGAATCACTTATATCCTAAATCAGTTGGTAGCTTAATGATGCCTTCTTTGGATGAATATGAGAATATTAAAAATATGACAAATAGATTAGTACCTGTAGATAGAAGGTATTATTCTTTTTTTCAAAATTTAAATACACCAGAATATTTATCTATGAATGGTAAATATTATAATTATTTATTTTAATTATGGAGCAATCAATTAACTCATTCCAAAAAGGAATGAATTCTGATTTTGATAAATCTTTACAACCTAAGAATACTTCAAGCTTTATTCTAAATGGAAATTTAGAAACTAAAGAAGGAGATTCTTATTCTTTATCTAATGATAAAGGAAATCAAACTTCTGTTGATTTAACAGATTTAGGTGAAGGTTTAATTATTATAGGACAATGTAATATAGGAAATAATGAAAGGTTTCTTATAGTTACTAATAATTATAATGAAACACCTGATTCTACAGCTAAAGGTTATTTTCTAATTGTAGATGATTCTGGAAATAAAACTGTATTATTAGAAGATACTTATGCTCTAACTAATTTCTCTTTAAATCTAAATATACATTATCCTATAGATTGTACATTTAGAATAAGAGAAGGATGTAATAGAACTGTATATATGACAGATCAATACAATTCTATTAGAGTGTTTGATATAGATGAAAGAGATCAATATTATGATTCTTCTAATAACTTAGTAGTTTCAAAACTTAGTTTATTTAGAGATTTTGAACAATCTTGTATATCTTTAGATAAAGTATTAAACTCAGGAGGTAGTTTAGAATTAGGAGTATATCAATTTGCAATACAATATTTAGATGATGATTTAAATCCAACTCCTTTTCATTCTATTACAAATCCTATTCCTATTACATCAGGTAATTATAATGGAGATTATAATGTAGTAGAAGGTGGTAATCCTGCTATAGAATTAAAGACTAATAAATCTATAAAACTAAATATTACTGATTTAGATCAAAACTTTAGTTATTATAGAATAGCTGTAATAGCTACTATAGCTTCATCTACTAATGTATATTTAAAAACTCCTATAGAAATTCATTCTTCTACTTCTACATATAACTTTACTGGTATAGATGTAACTAATGATAGTATATCTTCTTTAGCAGATGTAACAGCCTCTAAAATAAATTATTTAGCTAAACACATAGATCAAACAGATAATAGATTAATTATAGCTAATTTAAAAGATAAAATAATTGATTATTCTGTATTTCAAAGAGAAGCTCTTAACATAACTTCTAAATATATTACAAAAATACATCAAGCTAAAAACTCATCTAATGATTCTTATTCTCCTAAATCAGCTAAATATTATAATGATTTAAGGTCTTATATGAGAGATGAGATTTACGCTTTTGCTATAGTATGGCAATTAACAGATGGAACAGAAACACCTCCGTTTCATATTCCTGGTAGAGTAGCTATAAATAGTAGTTCTTTAAAACTTACAGGTAACAGCAATGCTCATAATAGACCTCCTGCTGGTACTAATAACTGGGATAAAGAAATATTAGTAGCTCTTCCAACTCATCCAGATTTACAACATTTACCTACTCAAACTTTAGTTCCAAGATGGAAAGCTTATAATACAGCTATTAGAACTTATACTAATCCATCTAATTCTAGTATAGAAGCAGGTGATATATATACGTCAGGAGAGATGGCTTATTATGAATCAGAATTATTATATCCAACAACAACAGATTGTTCTGGTAATAATATATATGGTTCATTAGCAGGAACTCCTATATTACATCATAAATTTCCAGATACTACATTAGAACCTCATTTTATAATGGGAGAAGTAGATGGTTCATCTGCATTAAACACTAATATATTTCCTAGTTCTGACAAAATTGTTTCATTAGGTATTCAATTTAATAATATTATTCCTCCAGCTCAATATTCTGATATAATATCAGGATATAAAATAGTAAGAGCAAAAAGAGAATTCAATAATAAAACAGTATTAGATAAAGGTTTTATATTTCCTAATGCTAACTTAGCTAATAGTATTGTTCAAAGAAATATTAATGATTTTAGTGGTACTATTCAATCTTATCCTTATTATAAACATTTAGCTCCAAGCGTATCTAACTTATATTATAATATACCTTATGATGTTGTAGAGGCAGGTGGTAGTCCTTTATGTGCTGCTCCTAATGGTCCTTTTGCAAAAGAATCTAACTTAACAAAAAGCTTTTCTTTTCATTCTCCTGTAACTAAGTTTTCATCTATAGATACAGCTCATTATTTAAAAATAGAAAGAGAATTGAGAGGTAATGTTAGTAATTATGATTTAGATAATGGTACAGGTGGTATTTATATATACAGAGAAAGATTAGATTTTAAAGATTCTCAATATCCTCAAACTAATCCTTTAATAACAACTAACAGAGTAATAACTAATCAAAAGAAAATAGAACCTTATGAAAGAGTTTCTTCTGATTTATCTAATATATTTTTTAATGAGAATCAACAAGAGACTTATGTTATAGAATTAGAAGATGAAATACCTGATCCTACTTATATCGAATTTGTTGGTGCTGATAACTACGGAGGATCACCCCCTTATTTAAGAGTATCTACTGGTGCTACTGCTATATCATATTATAGTGCTTTAAAGAATTATAATCCTCAAATGTATGGTGATTTAGCAAACATTATATATTATGATACTCATTATTGTTCAAGAGATAAGTCGAATACTTCTATTGATTTATATCAAGGAGATACTTTTATTTCTAGTATAACAGTACCAAGAAGTTTCAAAGGGTCTTATGCTACACTATGTAGCTTTACTCCTATAGAATATTGGGAAGAAGGAAGTATTGTTACACTATATTGTGAATCAGAAATCAACTCAGAATTAAGACATGAGTTCTTTGAAGATGAAGAAGATATATATCAAGGTGGATATTATCCTAAAACTTATAATGATACAAAGAATAATGTACCTGATTATTTAAGAAGATTAACTGGTTTACCAACAGTTATAGTGAACGATAAAGTATATACAAATACATATTTTTATAATTTAGATTATTCTAAAATAAACGAAATAAAAGCTTATTTTCCTATACCTTCTAATTATAATTATTGTACTAAATGTTTAAACTCTTATAAAACAAGAGTAGCTGCTTCGAATAAATCTTACCAACAAGAAAGAGTTGATAACTATAGAAGTTTCTTATTTAATAATTATACAGATATTCCATCTAGTACAGGTGAAATAACAAATATATTTGTTAAAGAAAATAAACTTTATTATAAAACAGAGAGAAGTTTATTTGTACAACAAGTTAAACCTCAACAAGCAATACAAACAATTGAAGCTCCTTTATATATAGGAACAGGAGAAATATTTAGTATAGAACCTTATCAAATAACTAATGGTGAAAATGGTTTTGCTGGAGGTTATGCTAAGTTTGGAGATATATCAACTCCTTATGGACAACTAATAATATCTGAAAAACAAAAATCTATATTCTTATTAACTTCATCATTAGAAGAAATATCATCTAATGGTCAACATAAATTCTTTAAAAAAAATTTATCTTTATTTTATTACGATCAGTTAAAAAAATTAACATCTACTAATTCCTTATTGGAAGGCTTATTTTATTTTCAAGATAATGTTTATAGTCCTAAATCAGTAGGATTTACAGCTTGTTATGATCCTAACAATAAAAGAATTATAATAACTAAAAAAGATTATAAACTAATCAATGAAGACAAATTAATAGGTTATACTTTAAACGATAATGAGTTTAAACTATTAGATGGAACAGTAATAGGATATAAAGATGAAGTATTAAATGATGTATACCTATGGGATGATACCAATAAACAATATGCTTATGTATTAAGTAATGTATTATATTATCCTTCTTTTGATGATGTAACTCATTATGAAAATAAATCATTCACAATAGCATTTCATTTACAAGAAAAAGTTTGGATATCTTACTATTCTTATTTACCAAGATTATTGTATTCTGATAATAATGATTTTTATTCTACTTTAAATGATGGTAAAATATATATTCATAATAGTAATGTTTATAATAATTATTATGGTATTCAATATCCTTTTATAGTAGAATCAGTATTAACAAAAGATAATGTTTCTAAAAATACAACAAACGCTATTAAATGGTCTTCTATATCTAAAAAGTATAATACTTCAAATAAAGAATTCTATGAAGATTTAGATGATACATTTGACCAGTGTATAATATATAATGATTATCAATCTACTTTGTTACAAACAATATTAGATAAAAAGTCTAATCCATATTCTACTATAACTAATAACGCTCCTATTATAATCTATGCAGATAGATATAATAAATTATGGTCTATATCAGAATATAGAAACTTTGTAGATGATACAGTTAATGAATCATTCTTTTCTAAGAATTGGAGTTCTATTATAGCTAGTGGATTTTTATACTATATTGATAAAGTTCCTAACTCTAATAAACTAAATTCTACTAAAAATATATATCAAAGAGATAGATTATCTGATAGATATATTTGTGCAAGAATGATATATAATAAGTCAAATAAATTATCTACTAACTTTATTTTATCAAATTTAGAATCAACTATAAAATAATTTATCAAATAATAAATAAAATTTTATAAAATTTTATTAATTAATTTATTTTAACTATATTTACATTTAATATGAAAAGAAAACCAATAGACCCTACTAGTAAAAAATATAAAATGGCTGGTGCTATGGCTGGCTTTGCTAATGGTGTGTTAGGCTCTATTCCTATAGTAGGAGATAGCTTAGCTCAATTAAATAGTCAAATAATGCCTAAGTTACCACTTCAAGATGAAAGTGAAACTTATACAAGAGCCGCTGGTATAGGACAAGCTACTGGTAATGTAGCTGGTTCAATAGGTAGTTTAGCTGCTTCTTTTGGAATAGGAGGATTAGGAGCAGGAGCAGCTGGTGCTGCTAGTTCTGGATTAGATACTTTAGGAAAAGTATCTAATGCTGTAAATATAGCTACTGATGTAATAGATACTGTTTCTGACCAATTTAAAATGGGAGGTAAAGTTTCTTTTAATAAAGAAAGTTCTTTTAAATCTCCTTTACTTTCTTATTCTGGTCCTAAACATAAATATGGAGGAATAGGAGTAAATAAAAGCCTAATGCCAACTAGTAAAACAAATGCTATCGCAGAATTAGAAGGAGGAGAAACATCTTATAAAGATTATGTATTCTCAGAATTCTTAAAAGATCCTTCTTCCAATAAATCTTTTGCTGAACTATCTAAAAAAATAGATAAGAAATATAAAGGTAAAAAAGATAAAATATCTTTAGAATCAAGAGAAAGAGAACTTTCTAATTTAGCTAAACTTAATGAAGAATTAAGAATGAAAGAAGAATCTTTTAATGTTCAAAAGTTTCAAGATGGAGGATCTATAACAGATTTAAAAAATGAACAAAATGCTATATTAGCTGCTATGAGATATAATCATGCAGGAGATAAAAAAGCTTTTTTAGAAAAAAATAAAGATTTAATAGGATTGTCTTTTTATAAAGATTTGACTCCTCGTGAATTACACGGAGCTTTACATGAAAATTATAGAGAACTTTATAAAAAGCAAGGTGAATGGTCGTTAGAACCTATTAAATTTGCAGGTAAACAATCAATTAGTACTATAAAAGATATAACTAATCAATTATTTAAAACTAATTTTAAAAATGGTGGAAAATTACCTAAGTATGATGGTGGAGGTAAAACTGGTGTAACTAAAGAATCTTTAGGTATTGAAGATATTCCAACAACTCGATATGTTGATATAGACTCACCTATTAGTTTTAATAAAGTTAATCTAAGCGAAGTAAATAGTAATAGTTTAACCAATTCTAATATTCCTGTTCTACCTACAATAGAACCAGCTAAAGATATGAGATTAAATAGAAGAGATAAAGATTTTAATTATAATGATAAAGAAGGATTTAAATTTGCTTCTATGTTACCTCAATTAACACAAGGATTCACTTCTGCTTTATCTACTGCTGCTGATTTTGCTTTAGCTAAAAGTAACAAACCAGAAACAGTTAGAAATTATTATAAAGGAGCTATGACTCCTGCTATAAATACTTTAAAACAAGAAGGTAATTTAGCAGAAAAAGCTATGATAAATGAATCTAGATTAGGATTAACAACTACTTTAAAATCTTTAAATGAAGGATTAGCTCCTAATATAGGTGCTGGTGCAAAACAACAATTATTTAATACTTATTCTAATTCTATTCAGAATAACTTATTAAAAAGTAGAAATACTTTTGCTAATCAATTAAGTTATTATTTAGCTAATCAAGGTCAATTAACAGCTCAAGGTCAATATATGACAGAGCAAATAAATACTCAAGAAAGAGATGCTTCAAGACAAGCAATGGCTGATGCATTTAGAAACTTAGAGAAAAGAGGATATTCTTTAGCACAGATTCAATCTTCTAATATATCTAATAAACAAAAGTTAAATATTCTTAAGTCAATATCTAATGATTTTGATATTGATGCATTAGGTAACATTACATATAAAGGTAAAAAATTAGAAGGATAATGGCTAGATTTTTTAAATTACCATCAATAGATAACATACCAAATCCAGTACCAGAGCTTCCTTTTAAAGAAGCTATTATAGCATTAAATCAAAAACAAACAGATTTTGATAAAGCTAATACTACTGCAGATGAACTAGCTAAACTACTTCCTGAAGGAGGTTATAGAACTAGTGAAAGAGCTACTATGTTTAAAGAGAAATATAATCCTCAAATAGAATCTATATTAACAGAGCTTCAAAAAACTGGTAATTCATCTAAAGCAATGGCTAACATAAAATCATTAGCCAGAGAGATTTCTAATAATCCTGAATATAAGAATATATTATATGATGAGAAATATAGATCTGAAGCTGAAAAAATAAATAGAGAGAATAAAGGAGCTGTATTTAATTACTTAGATAAAAGTGGAAATTATATACAAACAAAAAAAGGTGAAGATTTTGATCCATCTTGGTATGAATTTACACCTAAAACTGATTGGATAAAAGAATATCAAGGGCATTTCAATTTATTAAAACCTTCTTTAGAAAAAATTAAAACATATTTTCCAGACCTTAAAATAGGTAAATCCGAAGATGGAGAAATTTATTATTATCAAGAAGGAGAATATGGTCAAGAAGAATACATAGATAAAGATATGTTACTTAATTTTATCACAGGTGATAATAAAGAATATACTAATACATTATTTGAAGGTCAAGGTGAAGGTCTTGCTTTTAGAAAAGCTTCTTATGAAAAAGATTTAGGATTAGAATATGATATTAATAAATATAGAGAAGATGTTTTAGGAGTTAATTTAATAAGAATGTATGAACATTCTGTAACAGAACAAATGAATAAAAAAGTATCTCCTTCTAAAGATGGTAGTGGTAGTGGTAGTAAAAAAGCAAGTGAAAGTACTTTTGCTAGTTTAACATCTATAGCTACTAGTAGAACTCAACAACCTTTATTACCAAGTTCAGCTAATACTTTTCAAGGAATGACTAAACACTTAGAAGCTTTATCAGAAACAAATGAACAAAGAGATAAAGAATATATAAGTGAAATAAGTACACAATATACAACTGCTTTTCAAGATAAAGGATTAGAAATACCTAACGTTAATTTTGAATATGTAGATAATGGAAAAGGATTTACATCTTTAATTGTATCTGGTTTAGATTATGATAATCTAAGTCAAGCTCAACAACAAACATATAATAACTTTTACGCTAACTCTGTTTTACCTATAAATTCTATTAGAGAAAAAGATTGGAGTACTTACAATGGAGTAAAACAAATTTTAGGAGATTTAAATAGACAATTAAAAAATGGCGATTTACATCCAGAAGTATTAAAAAATGCTGATAAAGTTTATGAACAAGCTTTAGAAGAAGAAGCTATTACTTTATATAGAGCACAAAGAAGTAATGCAGGTAATCCTTTACTGCCACATCCTGTAAAAGTAGTAGACAGTTTCGAAGAAATAAAACCAGGTTATTATCCATTAGCTACTAATGTTGTATTAAGAAGTGATTTAAAAGATTTAAAGCTAAGTGATAAAACAATAGAAGCCGCTAATAAAAAAAGAGATGAATATTTAAGTAATTATTCTCCTCAGTATAAAGAAATAGTAGGTAAATTAAATAATTTAACACAAGCTACTTCTTTTTCTACTTTATCTTTTGTTATACCTGCTGGCTTTAATCCAGATACTAAAAGAGCAAGAGAAGGAGTTATAAGTACAATTAAAACTGCTTTAGCATTTAATCCTTCTAACGAAATTAGAACTACTGATAATAGACCTTTAACTGAAGATGAGAAAAAATTAGTTAATAAATTTTTATATGAAAATTCACAAGCAAGTGAAAAAGATAAAGTTGATGATGATAAATTAAATGTTGATAATTTTTATAATGCTAGTTTTGCTCTTACTTATGATCCTGGTGATAATAAATGGATGGCTGATATAGCTATTAATGATAAGCTTAAAATAGAATATCCTATTGAAGATGTAGGATTGTTACAAGAAATAGGTTTACAAAGTCAATTAGATTATTCATATATTCAAAGTATGGAAAATCAATTAAGAAATTCTTTAGGAACATACGCAGAATTTAAAGTTGGAGATACTAAAATAGAATTATCAAGAGATATTTTTAATAATCAAGATAGTGGAGGTAAATTAGATGTTACTTATAAAGGTATAACAGTAAAAGCTAATACTACTTTAGATGCTTTAAATATGTTCTATGATTTAAATAAATTAGAAACAGAAATATTACCTAATCCTTATTTAGATGCTGAACAAAAAAGAGCTTATTTTATACAAGGTCTTCAACAACATGGTTTTTCTCCTAATCAAATTCAGTATTTTTTAGAAAACTTTAATCAGGCAGCTGAAAACGAAAAAAAAAAAGTAACTGATAATCAAACAAATAATCAAACTACTGAAGATAAATTTGCTGATATAGTTCCTACTAAAGAAAACATAATGGCTATTATATTTGATAACGAAGATAATACAGAAGATAGCACAGGAATTATAACTAATAATAAAGATAATATATATCAAAATATGGCTACTGAATTAATGATACCTTTGATGAAACAAGAAAGTAATTATGATCCATCTGCTGTTTCTAAAAAAGGAGCATTTGGACTAACACAAATAATGTCAGCTACAGGTAAAAATCCTGGTTTTAATATTAAACCTCTTCCTGATAATTATGAACAATTATCAGCTGAAGAACAAATAAAACATCAATATAGATTAGGAAGAGATTATTTAGAAGCATTATTAGATAAATATAAAGGAGACAAAGTTTTAGCTTTAGCAGCTTATAACTGGGGAACAGGTAATGTGGACAAATGGATTAAATACGATAAAAAAGATATAACAGCTTTACCTCTTGAAACACAAAAATACATAAACAATATTTTAAATGGCTAACAGTATATTTAAAGATATAAATTTTAACAACAGTTTAGATCCTCTACAAGATCCTAAACAACAATTTAAAATAGATAGGGTTAATTTTCCAGACCCTAACAGTGTAACTTTAGATCCTGTAATACAGAAGTATGCAGATAAATATGGTGTAAACTATAACAATGTTACATCTTCTACTATAATGGAAGATTTGAATGAAAAGCAATCTAGACTAACTAAATTAGGTAATATGACTTTAAGAGGTATAGGTAAGGCTGCTTTAACTATACCAGAATCAATAGGTTTTCTATTAGATATTCCTGAAATATTAGGATTAGAAAGAGATTTTACAAACACTGTATCAGAATCAGTAAGAGGATTAAAAGATAAATTAGATGAAGAACTTCCAGAGTTCAGTAGATCTATTCCTGGTAGTGAAGAGTTTGACCCATTATCTTTTGAATGGTGGATGAGAAATGGTGATACTGTATTAGAATCATTAGGTTATATGGTTCCTGGTATGGCTATTGGTAGAGCTACTTCTTTAGGATTACAAGCTTTAAAACTAGGAGCTAACGCAACTAAATTTGGTAGTGCTCTTACTAGTGCTTATTCAATGAATTACGTAGAAGCTATGCAAAATGCTTCTCAAACTTATAAATCATTATTAAGTCAAGGTGTTTCTAATGAAGTAGCTTTAAATGAAGCTATGGATATAGTATACCAATCTAAAATAAATTTAATGTTTGAAATTCCTCAATACTATACTTTAATGAGAGGAATTAAAACTGCTTCTAGATTTGCTGATGCTGCTTCTCCTTGGATTAAAAAGAGAGGAAAAGAATATTTTATGAACGCTGCTGGTGAATATGGTGAAGAGGTTTTAATGGATTTTATAGCAAAAGATAATGAAAGAGATGCTTTAAATATTCAAGATGATACTACTATATCTAGTAGGTTTATGGATTATTTAACTTCTGATGAAGGTTTAACAGCAGGTCTATTAGGTGCAGTTGGTGGTGTTGCTTTTGAGGCTGGAGGACAAAAATTGAATGATGCTATATCAAAGATAAAAGGTGCTCCTACATATGCTCAGCAAGAAGAAAAAGCAATGGCATTTGCTAATAAAAATAAAGATAAAGTTAAAGATATTTTTAATAAAAATTCTAAACTTTATGCTGAAATGCAAGAAGCTATAGCTAATAATGATGAAGTTAAATATGAACAACTTCAAAAGAAAATGTTATATAACTTAGCATTTCATAATGCTGAACAAGGAACTATTGAACAGTTTAAAGCTACTTTAGATGAGATGTTCAATATGACAGAGGAAGAAGCTGTTGCAGCTGGATTAGATCCTAATGTTATTAAAAATAAAAAAGGAGAATATCTAAAAGCAGTAGACATTATAGAAAATACTTGGAATAAAGTAACTAATGAATTTGATGGTTCATTAACTAATGTTAGATTAGAAGCTTTTAATAACTTAGCTAATATACTTCTTAACAAAGAAACTATAACTAAAGCTAAAGCATCTTTATTTGATATATATAGTAAAGCTAATTTATCTAATGTAGATAATTTAATTAAAGATTCTGTAATAAGAGGTAATCAATTATTAAACGAAAATAAAGTAATTGAAGGTGTATTATCTGAGGAAGATACCAGAAAGAATTTATCAGAAAAAGATATAGAATTTTTACAATCTAAATTAGAATCTAATTCTAGAGAATTAAAATCTTTACAAGAAAAAATAAAAGAAGATACTAATAAACCTTTTGGTGAAGTTGATTTTTTAATAGATGAGATAGATGGAGATGTACAGAAAAAAGTAGCTAATATATTAGCATCTGAAATACAAGTAACTAACAACACAGATAATTATAGAAAATTAAAAGATTCTGAGTATGCCACTAAAAGAGAAAAAGATATTAATGACCAAAGAGAGAAAGAAGTTAAAGATGCTTTTGATAAAGTAATTAAAGAAAAAGAAATTTCTTTTGATGAAGCTATTAATAATAATGATGCTGATACTGTAGATAAATTATTTGAAGAGTTAAAACTAATGTATCCTAATCTTTCAGAAGATAAGAAAAAGGAAATAGATTTAAAGTATGAAAACTTTAAACAGTCTCAAAAAGAATCAGAAACAGATACAGAAGAAGAATCAGATGCAACAACATCTACTGACGAAAAACCTTCTCAAAGAAGAATATTAGAAATAATAGACAAACAACTCAAAGGTGTAGATTTAACACAAGAAGAAATTGATTTAATGAATAAGTATGAGGACTTATTCGCTGAAGCTGCTACATTAATTTCTGAAGGCGTAATAGATTTAGAAAAAGAGTTAAGTAAAAAACCAAAGACTCCTCCTAAGTCTAAAGCTAAAGCTAAACCTAAAACTAAAACTAAACCTACTTTAAATACAGACCCAGATGTAATAGATACTAGTGGTCAAACAGAAGAATCTGTTTTAGAAGATAATGAAAGTGTATATGAAGAAGAAGATGTAAAATATAAAAAAGGAAATATCATAACCTTTGCTTATCTTCATATAGAAAAAAATGAAGATTTAGAAGATGTCTATGATGAAAATGGTAATCTTGTTATTAATAATTTAATAAACAATGATTTATTAGATAGAGATAAGATATTACCAGGTGAGAGATTTTCAATTATTATAGATGAGGAATATGCTAAGGAGAATAATATAGAGATAAACTCTAAAAACTTACATAAGATTCCTTATGTTATAGTAGATTCTAATAATAAGAAAGTAGCTTATGTACATGCTTTCCAAAATCAAGTAACTAGTTTAGATAGAATAGATCCTAACATAGCAAGATTAATAAGTGAAAAAAATACTAAAGAAGCTCAGAAACAATTATTAGAATTAAGAACTAAATTATTTGATAGTTTAGTAACTAATAATAATCCAGTTACTATAGAAATAACTGATAAGAATAATGGTGTGTTTAATAAAACAGATAACTATGGTAGTTTAGTAGAAAAGTTAGGAGATGGTCAAACATTAGATTCTGATATAGCATTTGGTTATGCAGATGATGTTAATGCTTTACAAATAATAGGTAACCCAGATTTATCTGATAGTGAAATAGATGTTAGTAATGTAAATAAATTTAAAAAAGGTACTGTATTCGCATTAATACCTACTTTCGCAAGAGGTTCTAAAAATCCTAATAAAAAAGTATTAATGCCATGGGCTGTTGTTCCTAGACAATTAGATCAAAATGCTATAGAAAAAGCTCTATATATATTACAAAATTGGGATAGATATGATAACCCAACAGAATTAGCTAAATTAGGTTTTCCTGCGGAAATTAATTCTGCTTCAAAACTATTGAATTATATTGTTTATAATGGTAATAACTCTAATAACTTTAAAGTAGTTAGAGATAGTAAAACAAAAGAAATTAGAATATTCACTACTAAGTCTTCTAAAGGAGGATGGACTACTGAATATTTTACTAATAAAGATGAATCTAAAATAAGAGAATTATTATCTAACCTTAGATATAATATACTTAAAGGTGATTATATCAATATGGAATTTGATAATAACCAATTAGTTTATAAAGGTAAAATAAGTAATAGAGAGTTTCTTGGTAGAAACTTAACAACTAATGTTAAAGGTTTACCTTATAGTGAAAGTAATCCTGGTAAAAAGTATTATAACTTACAACCAGTAATATCATTTAAAGTTATAGATGAAACTTCTAAAAAAGAAGAATCTACTTATAAACCTAATAATAAAGAAGTACTAATACCTGATACAGAAAATACTAAATTTACAAATGAAGATTTAGAATATGTACAAACTGAAAAAGCTGTAGGAAATATTGCTAAGAAATATCCTAGCATTTTAGCTGAATATAAAAAAGATAAACAAGGTTTTAAAAATATAAGAGAGTTTGCCGAAGCATATATTAATAAAGCTTTAACTAACAAAAACGAACCTGCTACTAAATCAGTTAAACCTAAAGCTAAACCTAAGCCAAAAGCTAAGCCTAAGCCTAAGCCTAAAACTCCACCTAAAACTCCTCCTAAAGGTAAATCATCTGGTAAAACAAATCCTTTAGGTAAAGTAATCGATTTAGATGATGTAGAAAATCCTAATGACTTATTTTTTATAGATTCTAGTGTTACTTTCAATTCACAATTAGGTAATATACATAACATAAGACAATTAACTAAATTAGTAGGTAATGAATATGATGTATTACCAGAACTAATTAGTAAAGATCCTGAATTAAGTATTATTTATGATAAGATATTAAATAACTTAAAAGGTAATTTACCTACCTTTAAATATTACTATGCTCAGGATAAAAAGATAGCTAAATATAATGCTAATACTAATACAATTCTTATTAATACTAAAGCTATTAAAAAGTCTTCAAGAGATATAGAATATGTAATAGTACACGAATTATTACACGCTGCTTTACATAAACACACAGGTAATAAAGATCTACAACAATTATACAAAGAAGCTAAAGAGAAAATAAAAGATGATAAGTTCAATTATGCTTTATCATCAATAGATGAATTCTTATCAGAAGCTTTTTCTAATAAAGAGTTTAAAGAAAGATTAAAAAATACTGATAAAGATAAATCTGTATTTGATAAGTTTATAGATTTTATTAAATCTTTATTTGGTATATCAACTAAAAATAATTCTATTTATGAATTAGTAGATAAGCATGTATCTGATATATTAAACTATGATAACAAATATTCTAATAATAAATTAAACTCTGAAGAAAAATCATATGATTTATATGAAAACTTCTTAGTTCCTGAATTATCTATTTTCGAAACTGATGAAATATTAAAATCATCAAGTAAAGTATTATTGGATTTTATTCTACGTAATCCAGATAAAAAAATAGATGAAGCTGTTAGTAAATTAAAAAATATATTATTAGAAACTAAAGAAGAAATAGAATTACTAGATTCAGAAGATCCTATATTAGAAAGATATGAATCTATTCTAGCAAATGATTTTAATAATCCTACTTTCAAAAAAATAGTAGAAAAATCTATTGCTTATATAAAAAGTCTTGATAAAATCATAACATACTCTGAATTATTAGAAGATGAGTATGATGAAGATTTAGAGTTAGATTCTATTGGTTCAGAATCTTATGGTAGAGAAGCATTTCAGGTTAATCCAAAAGATTCAGCTTCTGCCAGAATGAAAAAGTTTTTAGCTTTTATTCCTGAAAGAATAAAGAATACTAAAGGTGCGTTTGAGAATAAAGTTAATATTTTCAACATGACATCTTATCTACCTTATGATGTAGTATATAATAACTTAGTATTAAACTTATCTAATGTTCCTATAGAAGAAATATATGATAGGTTACAAGAATTAGGTAGATATAATTCAATGTATCATTACATAGCTGAGAAATTAAATGAGTTTAAGAATTCTAAAAATCAAGACTCTGTTGCTGTTTATAAAGAATTCATGTCTAACTTTAGTAAACAACATGCTAAATTTGTTACAGCTCAGTTTACTAAAAATGACAATAATAATACATTAAGATTTATTTATTCTAATAGAAGAGAAGCTAATGAATTAATAATAACTAATTGGTATGAAAACTTTAAAAATACAAATTTAAATAAGAATGTAAAATATTCTAATAATCAATTAGTTTATGATTTAAAAAGAATAAATAAAATATTAGAGAATTATAGAATTATAAAAGATAATCAGCAGAGTATTGAAGTTAAATTATCTTATTTAAGACCATTATTAAAAGATTTAGGTATAGATATTAGTCCTGAAACTATAAGTATAATTGTTAATAGTCCTCAATTAATTAATAGAAAATACACTGCTACTAAATTCTTATCTTCTGTTTATAGAATATTTGAATCATTAGAATCAATAAAAGAAGGTGATAATGCGATAGATAATAATCCTTTTTCTAAAGAAAGTAACAATATTAAAATGTTATCATTAGCTGAATTATTAACTAATAATAACGTTTACTCAACTATGTTTAGAAACGAAGAGGGTAAAAACATTTATTCTGTTTTTGCTAATCACGCTTTATCTAAAAAAATGAGAGATTTATTTAATGCTAATTCTACTTTTAGATTAGCTTTAAATAATAGTCCTTTTCATAAAGATAGTTTTATTACACAGAAATTAAATTCAGGTGAGTGGAATTCTACTAATTTTGAATATGCTATATTCTCTAACTTTAATAAAATAGGAGATTATGGTAATGGTAAACCATTTAAAAACTTATCTCCTCAAGAAAGAGAGATAACTAAATTGATTGGTTTTATGAATGAAGGTAATAGTACAGGTTGGTTTATATCTCCTACTCAGTCAGATAAACCTACTATTCCTTTTATTAAAATGCCTAAGTTTAGAGTATCTTTTGTTAATAATAGATTAGATTCTGAATCTTTAAATAACTTATATAGTATTTATATATCAGAGTTTAATAGAATAAGAGAAGCTCATAGATTAATAGATGCTATAAAAACTACAACTGACCCAGCTCTAAAAAAGAGATTAGAATCAAAGTTAGTTTTAAACTATCATTACAAAAAAGATAAATTAAGTAAAGATGGGGAAGCTTTTAAATTTGTAATATTTCCAACTTTAAATAAAACAAGTTTATCTACAGAGAACTCTACTTTCTTATTAACTGATCCTTTATATAATCCAGAAGTACATAAGGAACAAATATTAAATGCTTTAAATGATATTTTCATTAAGCTTAAAGAAGAAAAAATAAAACAATTACAAAAACTTAATTTAGTAAATAATAAAGGAAATATATTATCTAAATATATTGATGTAAATTATTCTAAACAAAAAGATAAAGATATAGACTTATTAGATAGTTATATATATAATAGTTTATTATCTCAAATTGTATATTCTAGTTTGATGGATAACGATTTAGCTTTTACTAAAAACCTTGATGATGCTTCAAAACGAGCTGCTAAAAACTTAGCTCCTGGTTTAGACTTCTTTTTAGAAGGTTCATTTAGAGCTGCTATCGTTAAAGATATTTATTATCCTTTAAAAAATAAAGATAAATTTTTAGAAGACTTAAAATCAATTGTTAAAGATAAGAAAACTTATGATAAATTAGTTGAAGAGTATTCTAAAGATATGAATGGTACTGATGCTCAGGCAATAGTAACCTTAGATACTTATGAAAAAATGTTAGATGGTTTAGGTAGATTAGATAAAGATTATAAGAGAATTATTAATAAGATAAGAAATAATCAAAAACTATCTAATAAAGATTTATACAAAGTATTAGGACCTCTGAAACCTGTATACGTGGAGGATGTATGGGATGATACTTTAAAAGTATATGTACCTAAATATATTAAGTTCTCAGCATTTCCATTGATTAACGAATTAGTTAATAATAATAACTTTACTCAATTAAAAGAGTTAAAGGATAAAATGGAAAATAAAGATAATCCTGTAGATATACTATTTTTTGAATCTGCTTCTAAGATAGGTTCACAAGGTATACAACCAATTGTAAATGAAAACTATGAGTTATTAGATTTAGATCCCGATAACATAAATGTTCTTCCTTGGAGTGGTATGAGACTACAGCAAGAAGTTCCTTTCGATGCAGAGAAAAATAAAGTAAACTTAGTTTCTCAGGCTAGAAAACTTCTCTTTGAAGCTTTAAAAGAATTTGATGCTAATGCAGAAGAGAAAAAAGCATTGTTCGAAGACTTACACTTATATACAGTACAAGAGAATTATAGAAACTTAATAGTAGCTACTTTAGAGTCTTATTATGATCCTGAAACTAAAAGGTATCAAATAAATAATATAGATAAATTTAAAGAAGTAATATTAAGAGAAGCTGAGTCAAGAGGATTTGATGAAAACTTTTTACAAGCTTTAGAAACACTTGATAATAAATTCTTAATTCCTTTATACTTAACACCTTACTCTGAACAAATAGAATCACTCTTATTATCTATTTTTACTAATAAATTAGTAAAACAGAAGATGAGTGGTAAATCATTTGTTCAAGCTTCTAACTTTGCATTTAATAAAGTAATAGATACAGAATCAGAATTATTTAAAAATGCAAAAAATAAGATTCAGTATATTAGAGATAATAGTAATTCATTAGATACCTTATCTATTGAATCAGAAACAAAAATAGATTGGAGTAGATATAAAAAAGAAAATAAAAATAATTATGAAGTTTCTTCTAAAGGAGATAAAAGATTTAGTGCTTTATATGCTAAATTAAATGATGGTAGAACTATAGAGGAAGCATATCAATTAGATGTTAAAGGATATAGAGTTCAAGGTAACGATTGGAAATTAGGTAAAGGTAAAGCACCTTTAAATAAAATGACTAAAGAAGAGTCTTACCAAGCTTATAAATCTTTATGGGAACAATATTTAAATGAAAATCCAGATTTAGAAAAAGATTTATATCAAAAAGCTAAAGGTAAAACATTAACTGATCAATTTGCTACTACAGATATATCTCAAGCTAGAGCTTTATCTGATATTTTAAATGAAAGGTTTAATCAAAAATCTAATGAAGAAGCTAGAACATTACCTGAAGGAATATATTTACCAAATATCTTTAAAAGTTATTTTAGCGATATTAATAATATACCTGAAGAATTATTAAGAGTAGTTGGTTTTAGGATTCCTAACCAAGGACATAACTTAATGGTTCCATTAAAAATTCAAGGATTCTTACCTCCTTCTATGGGAGACTTAGTTGTAGTTTCTCCTGAGATGTTGAAGAGAATGGGATCTGACTTTGACGTTGATAAATTATATATTTATTTTAAAAACGTAGATCCTATAACTAAACAAGTAGTTAAATATAGTGAATCTTTAGATGAGAAAGATGTAGAGAATAGGTATGTTGAAAAAGTAGAAGAGTTATTAGCTTTATATTTAAGAGAGAATAAATCAAAACTCAAAACATTCTCATTTTATAAGAAAGAGTATGAGAAAGCAATAAAGAGTAATAAAGATACTCAACGTCTATTAGAAGATTATGCTGAACAATTAGAAGAAGCTAAAACTAGAGAAGAAGAAGATGAAATAAGAGAAAAAATAGAGTTATTAAATGTTAAGACTTTATTTTTAAATAAAGAATTTAAAGAAATAGAAGAGGATTATATAACAAGTAAAAAATCTTTAATAAATGAATTGATAAATAAAAAATATATTCCTGACTTTGAAACCTTTAAAGAACAATCACCTGCTGCTCAGAATACTTTAAAAGCCAGACAGAATAAGATAATAGATATGTACTTAGATGTTCTTACTAATCCTAAGTTATTAGAAAGAATGTTGAAGCCAAACGAAATTGATGTGTTAAAAGAAGTGAATGATCACTATAGTCAATATGATGAACAAACAGAAGTAATAAGTCCTTTTTCTTCAGTAACACAAGATGCTTATTTCGAATCTAACGTAGTAGGTAAAACAGCAGTTGGTATTACTTCTTTATTTTCTACTTTCTTTTCTCAAGCTCAGTATACTAATTTTGCTTTAAAAACAAATGATGTTATAAAAGGAGTTAAATTTAAAAAAGATGATTCAGATGAATTATATACTGATGTTGATTTAGACAAAGCAGGTTCTTATAATAATAAAGAATTATTTGGATTATTTAAACTTAATAAAATAAGAGGTGTTGTTAACAATACCTATATATCAGATATACTACAGATATTCCAATCTGCTGCTGTGGATAACGCTAAAGAGCAACAGTTGAATAAAGCTAATTTAAATATAGAAACATTACCTACAGCTATGTATATAGCAATATCTGGTATAGATGATTTATCTTTGATTGTAGGCTTTTTAAAACAACCTGCTATTGTTAAATATATTGAAATTTTAAAAGCTAGTAAATCAAGTTTAAATAAGTATGTAAAGACTACTTATGAAGAAGAAGCTGAAATACAAACTATAAATTATTTTAATAATAAAATAAAAGAATTAAAAGGTAAACCATTTACAGCTACTGATATTGGTATATTTTCTAAAAAAGGTTTAGAGAATAATTTAAAAATTAATAAAAATTTAGAATCTTTAAATAATCAACAAAAGATATTATTCTATGAAGCTCAATTAAAAATATTACATACTTATATGCAATATAGTAATACAGCTGCTAAATTAACTGAAGTTATAAATGGTTTAAATATAGATACTCAATCAGTAGGTAAAAACTTTACTGATTTAGTTAAAAACATAAATCTATCAGATAAATATAGAGAGAGTACTCAACTTTCAGAAGAAGCTGTTAAAGCTTTACCATTTAGAAATGTAGATGATTTTTATACTAAAACATTTGCAGGTGAGTTAATGGATAAAGCTTATAGACCTGTTATAAGTTTATATAACAATAATAGTTTATATCCATATAATAGTAAGTTGTTTTATGATATTAATGCTGATATTTTAAAATCTTTAGGTAGTGATGAGTTATCTCAAAAACTAAGTAGAGATGTTAAAAAAGCATTAATTCAATTCTTAATGACTTATAAGAAAAATAATCTTTATTCTACAGAAGTAACTTTTGATGAATATAGAAAAAATATTCTTAAAGGAATAGGAGCCAGGTTATTAAAATATAAAACAGATAATCCTGATAATTGGTTAATGCAAAGAATGAATATTGAGTTAGCTGATAATAAAGAATTATTTGTAGATAAGATTACTTTAAATACAAACCAATTAGAATCAACTGAAAGAATTTATGGTATGAAAACTGTAGCTGATATGTTATCTTCTGATAATGCAGAAGAAGCTTTATTAGCTAAAGATTTAATAGCTTATTCTTATTTAACAACAGGTGGTCTAAGAAGTTCTAATGGATTGAGTTCTATTATTCCTATAGAGTATTTAGTATCTATTGGATTTGGAGATGCTTATAATTCTAAAGAGTTTTATTCTATACTAAATAATAATCCTATTAATGAGATAAAGATGTCTAAATTATTTGTCCAACAATTCTTTAGAAACAATCCTAATAAAGCTCCTGAAATAGTTAATGGTAGATTTTCAAAAGATAAGAGAACTGTATCTATAGATATAACTAAAAATACTACTCCTGATACTTTATTAGTAACAGATTTTGTTAAACTGTATAATAAAGAAAAAAGAAGAAGTGAATTATATATGATATATGATGAAACAGATACTCATAGAATATTTGAAAAAGTAAATCAATTAAATAATGAATATTCTATGAACTCTTTTTTAACTAAATCTGTTAATGAAGTAGCAGTAGAAGTTCCTATAAATAAAGAAGAAACACCTACTTTAAATTCTGATTTACTTCCTACTAGTTCTCCATTTGGATCTTTATTAGACCCAAGTCAATTAACTATAGACGATCTAAGAGATCAAATAACTGATGAAGATATGGTAGAAGGTGACGATTGTGGTCCTCCTCCTTTTTAATATAAAAATAAAATATCAATTAAATGTCTTGTAAATTACCTTATAAAACAGCAGAAGCTAACGCTAAAGATTATTTGAAAAGAAATAATGTAATAGACCCTTATCTAAATATTACTGATTTAAAGAAGTTTAGAGAGGTTAATAAACTATTAACTCAAAACGGAATAGAAAGATATGATATAGAAGGTAAATGGTTCTATGAAGAAAATAATGGAACTAAAGCTGTTCCTAATAAAGAGTTATTTAAAAAAGTTGATAATAAGAATAATATATTTTATTCTTTATCACCATCTTTTGATAAAGAGATTCCTCCTTTTAATCCTATTAAAAAATCAATGGATACAAAAGAAGAGACTGTTGATAAAACAGAATCTAAATTATTAGATATAATAACTAACTTTTTAAATAACAATGATATATCGGTAGAAGTTGTTGATAATTTAACTACAAGAAAGAATTTAAAAGCAGATGCTTTAGCAGATATTCTAAATAAAGTTATTAAAGTATCTAAGGATAAATTAGATAGTACAGTACTAGGAGAAGAAGCTGCTCACTTTTTAGTAGAAATGTTAAAAGTTAAAAATCCTACTTTATATAATAGATTATACGAATTATCTAAAAATACAACTGAATATAATAATGTATTAGAAACATATTCTAATGAATATGATAATAACGAAGAGTTATTAGTTAAAGAAACTATGGGTAAATTAATTAATAATTATATCCATAATAACAAAAATAAATCTGATACTAAAACAGATAATATAATACAAAGAATATTAAAGTATATTAAAAGTATATTTAAAAATAGTAACGAAGAGTTATTTGAAAAACAATTAAACGAAGTATTAAAAGAATCATCTTCTTATTTATTAGAAGGAACATCCTTTGATATAAGAAATTTTTTAAGTACTGATACTTTATATTCTATATCAGGTAAAAAGACTGGTGTAAAAGCAATTGACGATGAGATAAGAAGACAACAAAAAGTAATTGATGTTCTTAAATCTCAAAGAGTAAAAGGAAATGAAACAAAGAATAACAAAATAAATGCGAGAATAACAGCAATAGAGAACTATATTAAAAAGTTAGTTAAAACAAGAGATATAGGATTAATAGAAGATTTAGCAAAATCACAAGTAGATAAAGTAGAACAATTATTTAATAATTTTACCAGTTTATCTAGAGAAGAAAAAGAAGATTTATATGCTATTGCTAATGACTATTTAAGTGCGTGGAGAAATTTATCTAAAATTATACAATATGAAGATGAAGAATTAAATAAAAACTTATCTTTAATATCTGATAAAGCAAGTAGATTATTAGATAATGTAAATAAATTATACATAAATAACTATTTAAATGATATTTTTATTTCTAATCCTCATGATCCTAGAAACTTATTTATAAATCCAACAGAAACTAATTTCTTTGAAGCTCAGTTCTTAGATATATCTGTATCTAAAATACCATTGTTTAGAAAAATATATGAGTTATTAGATAGAGCTTCATTTTCTGCTTATGAGTCAGCTAAAGAATTTGAAGAAGAAACTTCTAAAGAAGTTAAATTATTAAAAGAATGGGCTAAAGCTAATAATATTAAAGATGAAAAATTATGGGATTTATTTGTACAGAAAGATAATAAAGGTAATTTAACAGGTAATTACATAACTAATATTAAACAAGAATTTTATGATATACGTTCTAAACTTTTAAAAGAAGCTAAAGAAACTAAAAAATGGAATAAGTATTATAAATTTTTAGAAGAGAATACAGATATAATTGTAGATAATGATAAATATAATAAAGCTAAAAGTGAAGCTAAATTATTATATACTGATGTAGATGGTAATGTTAATGAAGCATTATTTACAGAATGGATAAAAGAACACAATCCTACAAATGGTAAGAAAAAATATTTATATATAGAATATAAACCAAAAGAAAGTTTATGGAAAGATGATAGATATACTAAAATAGAGAATACTCCAGAACTACAAAGATTCTATAATTATTTTGTTACTAAATTAGATGAAAGAAAAGGTGTTCTTCCAGTAAACATGCAATCTAATTTTATACCTGAATTGAAAAGGTCTATGTTGCATGAACTTAGTAAAAAGAAAATGACAGATATCTTTAGAGGTTTAGGTCCTGCTTTTGTTAAGTATTTCTCAGAACCATTAGATGCTGTTAAAGATTATTCTTTACAAGATCCATTAACAGGTAGACCACAAAAGAAAATACCAGTATATATGGTATCTGGTAAATTAAATGCTGATGAAAAATCTTATGATTTAGAAAAAGTATTAAATGCTTTTGCAGTAATGTCTTATTCTTATGAATATAAAGCTGCTGTAGAAGATCCTATCATAATAGCTAGAAATATATTTAAAACTTTAAAAGAGAGAATAGAAGTAGAAGGAAAGAATAAAACTAATAAGTATGGTGAGATGATTGAACTCTTAAATGGTAATAAACAATCAATTGACCAATTAGAATATTATATTGATTCTATGTTATATGATAAACATAGAGAAGATCATACTTCTAAAATAGGTACTGTAGAAGTTGAAGGAGAAGTAAGAAAAATTACTATAGGTAATATAATTGATAGGTTTATAGATTATACCAGATTAAAAGGGTTATCTTTTAATGCTTTTTCTGCTGTAACTAATACTTTATTTGGTACTATATCTAACTTTATACATGCTGCAGGTAATGTTGATTATACAGAATCACAATTAAGAAGAGCTGTTTTATTAGCAACTAGTATTGTAAAACCTAATAGTAAAGTATATAACTTAGCTAAAGAATTTAACTTAGTTAAAGATGCTACAGATACTTTTTATGAATCAGGTAGTATAGGTAAAAAAATGGGAGATGTATTATTCTTTGCTCAAATACATACAGAGAAGTTTGTACAATCTCAAACTATGATAGCTACTATGTTGAATATCAAATTAAAAGATAAAAATGGTAAAGAACACACTTTATTCGATGCTTTTGACGATAACGGAAAATTTAAAAAAGATGAGTTTCCTGATTATAATTATGGCGATGGATCTCAAAACAAATTTGAGTTATACAAAAAGATACAACAAATAAATAAATATGTACATGGTAACTACGATCCTGATTCTCCTATAAAGATTAAATCACAAACATGGGGAAGAATGATAATGATATTTAGAAGATGGTTACCTCAAGCTATATCTGCGAGAATAGGTAAAGAATATTATGATGAAAGGTTAGGAAGAACTATGAAAGGCAGATGGATAAGTGCTATGGATACTTATAAAAATACTGATTTAGTTAATTATGTTAAAATGTTAGGAACTGAAATATTAAGTCAACTTAGTTTTAGATTATATAAATCTAATTCTTTTGAAGGATTAAGTGAAATAGATCAGGAGAATATGAGAAAGAATGTAGCTGAACTTAGACTTATTCTAACTTTAATAGCTGCATCTTCTATATTAAAATCAATAGAATTAGATGATGATGATGAGAAAGTAGCTTTATTAACTTTTATAACTAATCAATCTATGAGAATTGAAGGGGAATTATCTTTCTTTGTATCTCCTGTTTCTCAGATTAAAATTTTAAGAGATATTAGTCCTGTTACAAAGAGTATAGTTGATGTATATGAATTAATTCCAGCAGCTATAAGAGCAATACAAGGAGAAGATAAAATTAAAACTGGTTACAATAAAGATAAATCTAATTTTGTTAGAAAAGTTAAAAAAGTAATTCCTGTTGTTAATCATATTCAAAGATTAGAAGAATTAGAAAATCTAAATTTAGATTCAAGATATACAAGATAAACATTAATTGATAGGGGTAAAAAAAAGTCCGTTGATTGGTTTCAACGGACTTTTTTATTGTTTATATTAATTATTTATCCCATTCTATTATAGGACAATTCTTTTCTTTAAATGATTTATATTTCTTATATATTAGATTATCTTCAACTACATCGGATATTGATTCTTTTAACTCTTCTGATGTAACGAACATATATCCAACAGCACCAAGAATAATAAATATTAAAATACCTATTATTATAAGAAATGCCATTAAAGCATGATAAAAATCACTATAAAACTCATATCCTACAATACCAAAAACAGAAAATATTATATTTCCAAAAAAAGTCATTAGTAAACATTCTTTTAAAGAAATTCTATCTATATTTCTTTTATCAAACAAAAATACAAATAATAATGCTGGTAAAGATAATAGAGGTAATATAAATAAAAGAATAGCAAAAGACAACTTCCAAAAATATGTACAATAATCTTTTGGTAATTCAAAATCTCGCAAATCGTAGAAATACATATAATATCTACTATGCCAACTGTTTGTTTTTAATTTCATGTTTTTTATTATTAAATACTTCCTTTATATAATCTTTTATCAAAGTATTCAGAAAATTTATTTAACTTATAAACTATTCTATCATTAACTTTTTTCTTATCATATAACTTCATAAGAATTTGCATCCTAATCCAAACATCTCCTATTTCATCTATAACTGCTTCATCAGTTATTCTCGTAGGTTTTAAAAGTTGTTGAGTTAAAGCTAATGATAATTCTTGAAGTTCTTCTGCTGCTTTAAGTTTATTATAATTCAAATCATTAGTTTCTATTAATGTTTTTATTACTTTTAATTTAGCTTTTTTCATTAAAATTGTTTTTCTAATATTATATTTAAAAATTCTTTTATTTTAATTCCTACTAAATCATCTAAAGTAAATTTAAATCTAATAGTAGCTTTATTAGTAACCCAATCAATTAAATCTCCTCCAAATTCATTACTTCTAGCTTTCCAATCACAAACCATTTCAGCTAAATATACATCAGGCATATTATGAATACTACCCCAATATTCTGGATGATGCATATTAGTATGATTATGATGGAATACTGTTACTTTAATTAATTCTGGATTACCATGTCTATCTGCTATATTATCCCATTCTATTCCAAAAAATTTAGAATGATCATGTATTTGAGAATTAGCTATTAGCAATAAACCTAATTGTTCTCTATTATTTTTAATTAGATATTTACCTAACTTTAAACAATTATCTCTTACATTATTTATATGAGATAATATAGCATCTAGTTTTTCTAATTTAGACAATATGTTGTTGTTGTCCATCTTTAATTGTTTTTACTTCTTGTTCTATTAACACTTTAGAAGCAAATAAAATATGATTTATTTTTTCTAAATCAGAAGCATTTAATTTATTCATATTATCTATAGTTAATTTAGCATTAACTGTATTTCCTTTAGTATACCATGTATATAAATAAAAAACTTTAGCTTCTTTATATCTAAAAAATAAATCAATTGTATTTAATCCTGTAGTATTATAATTGTTTATTATAACATCTGTGTATTTAACTTCTATTTTGTTATTAGCTAATAACTTAATTAAATCTTGTTTAAGACTCATTTATAATTTTTTATGTGTTTCAAGTAAAAAATAACTTATATAAATTAATGCTATAGATATTATACCAGCAACTCCCACATTAACTATTTGATAAAAACTTAATATTATTAAAATAATTATTGATAATAACATAATTATAGCAAGTATAAAAATAGTTGATTTTAATCTTTTCATGTGTACAAAGTTTCTACATTATCAGATTGCCAGTATTCTTTACTGTCTATATTCATTATTGTTAGTTTACCTTTATACCCCCCTCCTGTATCTAAATTCCAAACATTATACATTTTTATAGGAGTAGTTATTGGTTCACCATTTTCATCATTCCAACTTATAGTACTAGTATGTCCTAAATATAGTTCATTAAAAGTATTTAATATTTTAGGTATTGGAGTGTTATCATTTTTTTCTAATAACTTAGAATAATAATAAGCTAATTGAACTAAAGTTCTATCCCAATAATAATTAGTATGATAAGGTTCATGTTCTATACCTCTATAAGATGTAAACCCTCCATGAACAAATATTCTATTCTTATTATCAACATAATATGGTTTCATATTATTTAAAAACTTACGGTGCATTTCTATAAATTCTTTATTGTCAAAATATTTTTGATAAGATTCTATAGTTTCTCTTCCTCCTTGAGTTATCCATAAATTAGGAGCTATACCTTTATTTAAATAATCTTTAAGCCAAATATCATGATTACCCATTATAAATATACAAGGATTAGTTTCTTGTAATTCAATTAATCTATGTATTACTTCTGCGCTTTCAGGAAATCTATCAACATAGTCACCAAGAAAGATCAATGTATCCTCCTTGGTTATGTTAGCTCTTTCTAAAATCTGATTTAAAGATTTTAAATTTCCATGAATATCTCCTATTACGAAAGTGCTCATCTTCTTATTGCTTTTATAATACTTCCGAATAAGTTATAAATTCCTAAACTAATTACTCCTAAAAGTAAAAAAGTTCCTAACCATATCCAAAAGCTACTAAAAATAAAATTTAATATTTCTATCATTTTCTAAACTTAATTTTATAATATACAGTTGCCTGTATTCTATTTTCAAATACTCCATAATTAAAAGTTAATAATAAATCTGTTTTAGTTTTAAATGCTAAAGAAGGATTTATATCAGCTCTTATAGGTAGTTTATGTCTACTAGATAATCCCATACCAACATAAACTTGAAACTTGGGTTTCTTAATTGGTTGTATAATAGATGTTTCTCTCAAGTTTTGAAGTTCCCACTTTCTTGATAATATTCTATTCATACCTATAGTATCATATAGATAAGCTTTAATATCATTAGCTAAAAAACTATCTCTACAAGTATATACTCTAAAGTAATCTTCTATTATAGCCTGGGTATCTACTTCTTGAGGAATAGTAATAAATCTATCTAATAAAACAGTATCAAATAAAGTATCTCTTTCTGGTATGTAAATTTTTTCTACTGAACCTGTATCTCTATATACAGTTCTTAACTCATAATAACTTTCATCACAATTACATACAAAGTCTTCTACTTTTTTAACACCATCACATTGTTTCATTAGTATTATTACTATTATTAAAATAGCTATTAAAAACCAAGGAGTATATTTATTATCCAAAGAATCTTTAATATTTATATTTATTCCTTCATCATTCATTTTATTCTAATAAAATATCTTCAATGTTGTTTTTATTTAACTCTTCTATAGTTTTATATAGTTGTTTTATTTCTTTCTTTTTAAGTGTTAATTCTTTTTGTAACACTTCATTATTATATTTCTCTGCTATTAATTTATGTTCTAAAGAAGATATCTTAAATAACAAACTAGATTTAAGCATCTCAGACTCATCCCAATCTTTTAAATAAAAAAATCCAAGGATGAGTAATAAACATATTAAAAAACCAATCATACATTAAAATTTAAAATTATTAAAGTTTTATTAATTACTTATTAATTGTTTTTTTACAGTAGCTATAATGTCATTAATATTAGAGTTATCTAATTGAGCTAAAACTATAGCATCTTTTATAGCACTTAAACTCATATATCTTGATTTAATAGTATAATTTATATCAAACATATAAGGATAATCTCTACTCAATCCTTGTTTTTTAAAATATAAATCTATTCCTTCTGGTAATTCTTTTTTTAATTGTTCTATTAAAGAATACTGTTTGGTTTTTTTATATTTTTCTAAAGCAGATTGTTCTTCAGCTTTAATAGTTTTGTTTCTCTCTACATTATATTCATCATATATTTTATTAGCTAATGCTTCTATTTCTGATTTATTTAATTTCATTTTTACTTATTATAAATATATTCATTATCTTTCTCCTACTTTATCTTTTCCATTTTCAGTTAAAAAAGGTATATACCAATGTCCTAAATTTACTTTCATCATTACTACAGAACCTAACGATGTTGCTATAGTATAAATTATTAAAACTAAAACTCTATCTAATATACTTCCTTCTTGTACTGTTTTTAATATTTCTGGAAAAAGTATAAAAAAGTTACATATAAACCAAATTAAATTGCTACATATAGAAGCAATCATATGTTTATTTACATTACCACTATTACGACTTCTACTTACCCAAGTAAAAACCATATTTTGTATAAATGCTATTACAAATAATATTATTAAGTTCATATCTATTATCTATTATCTCCGTTACCTTGTAATTTGTCTCTATCTTTTCTGGAATTTAATTTCTCCATATTAGCTAAAAGAACATCAGATAAATCAAGTTTTAATTCATTACAAATAGCAGCTATATACCAAATAACATCTCCTAATTCTTTTCCTATTTCTATCTGCTTTTCTTTTGTAATAACACCATTGTTATCTCTGATAACTTTTTTAATCTTTTCAGCTACTTCTCCAGTTTCACCACATAATCCTAATACAGGATATATTATATTTTCACCTACATTAGGATATACTGAAATTTCTTTTACAAATGTTTGATAATCGTTTAAATTCAATTTGTTAAATTTATTATATTTTATTCAATTTTTATTTGTTTACAATGTTTAATTAATTCATTGTAAAGTGACATTCTTTGATTAGGATTACTAATAAAATTAATCTTTGAAATAAATCCTGTTATTTTAGTAATACCTCTATATTGTTTATCATCAAAAGAACCTAATCCAAAATCTCTTAGAAATTTTAATTTATTTTCAATTTCTAAAATTTCTGAATCATTTTGTTTTTTTAATTCTTCTAACTCTTCATTATTTACTTTTAACTTTTGTAGTTTTCTACTTAAGTCTAAATAATTTTGTTTGTTTTTTACTTTAGTATCTATTGATATATCTCCTTTTAATTCTATTTTATCTAATTCATCTGATTTAAAATAAATATATTTATTATTTATACATACTTTATAAGGATTATAATCATATCTATTTACATACTCAACAATTTGAACTTTTGTTTTTTGATTATAAATTTCTAAAGCATTTGGTAAATCTTTAATTAGTTTAAATCCTTTAGCATTTATTGTAACAAAATCACCAACATTAAATTTACGTCTCATTATTTAGATTTTTTTTTAATAAAAACTCTCTTTCTTTTTTACTCAATTCGTTATCAAGTTTATGATAATAATTTGAATTAACTTCTGTTTTACCATCTAAGGTATAATACTTTACAGTTTTTACTGTCATTATATTGTTCTTTCTTAAAGTAACTACTTTATATAAAGATGGAAACTTATATTCTTTAATTACTTTCATTTAATATATCTGTTATTTTATCTTCATAAGCATTATAGAATTCTTCTAATTTCTTTAATCTTTGTATTCTTTTTTTTCTTGTTGCTTTATTATAATTAGCTATTAGATAATTAACATCACTTTCTAAATTAGAAGTTGTAACTATAATAGCATCATCTAATTTATTTTTAAACCTAGTTATATAAATATTTAAACCTGATTTCATTGCAAAATTACATCTATAATTACTATCTTTTAATAAATTATTTAATTTATCTTGTGCTGATAATATTTTTTTACTACTCATAATTTCTTAATTGTTTATAGTGAATATTAAATTTATTTTGTTTTTTATTAATTAATAATTTGTAGTTATCTATTCCTATTAAATCTTTAACTTGTTTTTTAGTTAAGAAAGTATCTATAACGTAATCACTTCTATATTTACAATATAATATATAATCATATTTAAAACTAGAGAATTTACTTTTATAGATACTTTCTAACTTAATAGGAACATAAAATAAATTTTTTATATTCACTATTTTAAATCATTTAAAGAATATATTCTTTTAAAACCAACATCGTATTTATGATTCCATGGTCTATCAAATAAATAACAACAGATTCCGTTTTTAGTTAGATCTAGATAGTTACGATAACTATCATCAACATGTATTTTACATCCTGTAGATTTAATAGCATCTACTTTAGAACCATTTAATCCTACAGTTATAACAGGTCTTGTTGGAAACCCATGCATATCTAACCATTTCTCTGTTATTTCAGAATCAACAGGTCTACTAGTTACATAAGAATGAGGTTCAAATGGTAAATCTTTAGGATCAATTAAAGGTTTTAAAGATAAATAAAATTCATCTAATTCTTTATTATTAGCTAATTCTTTAAATCTATCTAGAATATTTCTATCAAAATACCAGGAGTTATTAGTTTTTGGAAGATTAAATCTATCTGTCCAAGCATCCATCCAACTACATATAACATCATCTATATCTAAGGTAAATTGTTGATCTAAAGTTCTTAGCGGTCTATCATCAAATTGAGGAGCTATTTTATAAAACTCTAATAACATTAATGCGTTAGTAGCTATATGAGCAGCATGTAACATATTAGATTCTTTATCATAATCTTCTCTTTGTTCAAGAAGATTTAAATGCCTTTTTAAACTAGCTAAAGTACTTGTCCAACTTAATCCTTTTTCCCAATTTCTGGGTTCATATTTAGTAGCTCCAAATGTTAATACTTTAGCTACTTCATTAATAGCAAAAGGTGGTAATAAATCATGTCTAATCTTATCTTTATTAAATCTCAATCCTATCTCATTCGACATAATTAAATAATTTTGTTTTACTTTGTTCGATTATTTCTCTATTGTTATAAGGAATACTGAATAATTCCTGTTCATCATCTATCTCTACTTCTAAATCTTGTTCTAATTGTTTCTTTAATCTTTTAGATTTAACTAATATTTCCCAAGTAGGAGATATAATAGAATCTCCGTATACGTTTCTAACCATTCTTGGAAAGTATTTGTTAATATCTGTTTGCTTAATTTTAGAATATCTTCCTTGTATAAATTCTTTTAAATAATAAAAGCAATCTTTTGGAAAATTACATACAACAACATATTCTAAAATATTATTTGTTGGATAATAAAATTCCATATTTGGTATACCTTTGTTTTGAAGTATTTTTTTAAATTCATTTAAATCATTAGGTTTAGGATGAAAAAGTAAATATAAACGATTCTTTTCTTTAGGAACAAATCTCTCATCTCCGATATAACAATTTTTTAAATTAAAAGCATTAAATAACATTCCATAATTAGGTCTTAAAAAAGGAAGTAAGAATTTACTACTATAATTATAATTGTTATTCATAAATATTTGTTTCTATTTCCATGTTATTTTCATATACTTCTCTAGGATATTCCCAAAGATTATTTTCTTTATGCCATTTTAAATCATCAATTAATTCGACAAATCCTTTTAATTTTATTTTATTAGATTTTAAAATACCACCTGATACACCACAACTTAAATCTTTTTCAGATAGTTTATATAGTAAAGGTGTTCCTGGATAACTTGTTGATTCAACTATAAAATAAAAATTAAAAGTATACTTAATTAAATCATCTTTTAATAATTCAGGATTATTAGAATAATATTCATAAAGAGCACTAACATAAAATGCTCCTTGTAAATCATATCTGAATTTTATAATAGATTTAGGAAAGCTATAAACATAATCAGAAGTAGTTTTTAAATCATATATGTTTATTTCTTTATTTACTTCATCTACTTTTACAAAATCTAATTTAGATTTACAATCTTCTTCATTATAATTCCAATATATTTCTAATTGTTTTTGTTTACAATTATCTAATATCTTACTAATCTTATCATTAGTTAATAAACTATTAACTATTTCATGTGCTTTATTATAAGTATTAGAATCAATTATTACTTTATTATAATTTTCTAATTTAAATAACATGTAATCTTTATATTCTAATACCTTATTAATAAGAGTATCTTCTTTTAAATTTTTATTATATCCAGTTTTTTCTCTAGCATCTAATATTATTAATGGATCTTCTAATAATTTAGGATTACTAATACCTAATAAATTAGTATATTCATATACTTCTTTAACTATTTGATTACATAAATCCAGTAATTTATCAGAAGGTTTATTTATATTAGAATCAATTGCAAATTGTTTATCTATTACTTCTTGTGGTTCTGATAATAAAGCATCTACTAAACTACCTAAATCAAAATAAGATTTAGATACTTCTTCTAATGGATTTAAATTCTTTTTATTATAATAAGCTAAAGGACTAAAACTTAGTAATGTTAAATCACTTTGACTTATTAAATCTTTTGTTTTATAACTCAATTTTTTTATATTTATTTAATATTTTCATTATGGTTAAAAAATCATTTAAATGTAATATTGCATATTCTCCTTGTGTAACAAAATTAACTTTAGCTTTTTTTGTTTTTCTATAGAATATCATATTAATCATAGATTCCTCAGAGGGCATATTTGTTATAACATCATAAATATCAATGTTCTTTGATAAAGTTTTACATTGAATATTAAATGGTTCTGTATAACAAATATCCACTCCGAGGTTATCTCTATTTTTAGATTCAGCTCTACTTGAAACAGCTTTATCATAACCTAATTCTTTAAGTTTATTGATACAGTATCTTTCAAAAGAACTTCCTCTTGTTTTATTATTTGGCATTATTGTTATTAATAAAGACTATTCATTCTTTTATGTTTCAACGAAAATGTATTATCGTCAACAAATTCTTTTTTATCGTAATATAATTTCTTTTCTTTATTGCTAAAGTATAACTCTTTTCTATTATTAATATAAGCCAATAAGTAATCAACAAAATCTTTTATTATTAAGTTTTCTTCTTCTGTTCTACTTAATTTAGTATTTCCGAAGTCAGTTAGATATCCTTTAACTACATCTTCTAATGTAATCTTATTAAAATCTTTATTTAAAATAAGATTAGCATTATTTTCTGCAAATTTTAATACAGCTAAATTTATAAATAACCAACAACTTGTTTTAGTAAAATTAAGAGTTGGCGTATGTAAACGCATCTCTATAGTTTCACTTCTATTAAATACAAATGGAACAAAGTTAACCCAATAATATCTACTATTAATCAACCATTTTCTATTCTTAGGATGTACATAAGCTTCAAAATTATAAATACTACTTTCTTTTGTTATCTCTGAATGGTCAGCTAAAAATATAAATAAATCTTTAAAATAATTTATAGCTTCAGATTCAGATACAGTTTTATTTAAAAAACTAAATTTAGGTAATTTGCTACAATAATTGTCTCTTATGTCTGAAGAAAACTTTTTCCAATCAGAACATAGTTTTCCAGGATTCTCTTTATAAGGTTGAACTAAACCAAAGAACTCTTCCTCTAATAGATAAAATAACTTATAAACAGCCATCGCATTATATCTTGTTTTTGGTATACCAGATATATGTAAATGCATACTACAATTATGAGATATTTCACATCTTTTAGATAATTCGTAAGTTTGATTTTTTAGGATTTCTAATCCAACAGCTCCACTTAAAGGTACTGTTGTAAATTCAATACCTTCTCCGTAAGGACCTTTTAAAGAACCATCTCTAAGTGGTACTATACCATACATAGAACAAAGATTCTTAGGTATAGTTCCATTTATAGTTTCAAACTCAACACCAAAAGAATAATTTTCTAATAAGTTATTAGCAATTATTTTTACGTTTTTAGAAGGTTTCATACTATTTTTGTATTTAGTATGCTCTTCTATAATTTTTAGATATAGTATATTATTAGGGTCAGCATTATAGGTTAAACCTTCAGGATATTGGTTATGGTCTATTCTTTTCTTTGTAATATTTTTTAGTAAAGAAGAATTAATATTATCTTTTACATAATATATTCCTGTTACTAAATCTTCTACAAATTTAGGATTGTTTTCTATTAATTCTTTATTTAAACAATATAAACCAGGGTCTCCCAAAGATTCTTTAATCAATACAGAATAATTAGGATTAATAGTAAAGTAAGCAACGTCAAGTTTTTTATTTATATAACCTTTTACTTTGCCTTCTTTAAGCATATCACTAATTCTTCTATATTCATTTTTTTCAAAATCCAAATCAATTATACCATTATTCTTAATATGCCACATATAGTCTTTTCCATTTTTTCCTATTTTGTTTCCAATATTAGGAATCATGAAACAATCTACATTTCTTTCATACCATCTTCCTTTAATTCTAATAGCATTTGTTCTTGGAATTTCTTTACCACTAACACTAACAACTTTTAAATTACTCATATCAATATCAACGTCTTCATTTATTATAATAGACATATTTTAAAAAATTAATCATTAATAAGAATTTCCTGTTTGCTATTCTTATCTTCTATATTCAAATCAATAAACTCGCTATTTTTCATAGCAGAATTCATTCTTTCTTTTAAGTAAAGTTTAGCTTGCTTTAAATCTTTAATAAAACGATTTAAAGTAGAATCTACTTGTTCCAAATCTTCATCTTTATTAACTGTAGCATAGACAATTTCTTCATTAGCTTCTTCTATTTCTTTTATAAAATTGTCTATTTCTGTTTCTACAAATGAAATATATTTATCACAAATTTCTCTTTTTAATTCTAACGCTATTCCTTCCATATAATTTTTATCGTCATAAATCATTTCCATATCTTTATCGAATGGAGCATCTTCTACATCTTTTACATCTTCTGTTAATTCAGTAGGATTGAAATCAGAATTAGAGTTAGATTTGGTATTATCATTATCGTCATTTGTAATAATCATATTTTGATTTTTAGAACCATTTAAGTAAATAAATTCTGTACTAGCTGAAGATACTGAATATTGTACAGTTTTCTTTAGCCACCCTGGACTAGAATCCTTTTTTACAACAATATAAGAATCAAACATATCTTCCATTAAACCTAATACTTTATCATCTGATGAAATCTTATATACTCTATTTGAAAATAAAGGTTTGTATTCAATTTCTTTCTCATTAAATCCATCTGAACTAAATAGTTCATATCCATAATTACTATGGGTTTCTATAAAATCATAAGTAGTATCTGAATAATAATGACCTGATACTAAACAATCTTTCATAAAAGCTACATCTATATAACAAGAATCAGTTACAAATACTTTGTTTTTAATAGCACTATCTGTGTTGACATTATATAATTTTCCAAAATCAGATTCAGTTACCAACATACCTAAAATAAAATAATAAATTCTAGGTCCTTGATATTGACTAAATAAAGGTGAATCTTTTTTATATCCGAACTTATCTAATGTAAATGTTCCATGACACAAATGACCATTTTTATAGTACCTACCCCTCCAATACACAACTCGGTCTAAATGAATAGTTGTGTCTAAAACATCTAACTTAGGCTCTGACAAAATACTAATTCCAGTTCCAAAAATATTTTTTAAAGAACTGAAATCTTGAATCATCTTCGTCTTCTTCGAGCTTTCTGTTTTTTCCGTTTCTTTCTCCCATGGAAGGGCTGTCTGCTTTGCAGCGCTAGAATAAGTGTTTATGTTGTTATTTACATTAGTAATAACAACTCTTTTTCTACCAGTATTAGCATTTTGTTTGTTATCACTTCTATCTACATCAGAAGTTTTAGGATAACTTACTATTACTTTATTATCCTTGTTTAAATAAAGTTTAATAACTTTGTTTGTAGGAAAACATTCTACTTTATTATTAGGAAAACAAGCTTTTAAAGACATGTATAAAGAAGAATAATAGTAACCATCATTTATTCTAACATAATATAATGGTCTTTCTTCTACTAATACTTCTTCATGTTTTTTGGTTGTATTATTCCATTGTTCAACTAAACAAGCTCCTTTATATATATACAAAGAATCATTTTCTTTAGGAAAAGTCCATGTTAAAGTAGCTGTTCCTTCGTAGTTTTTTAATACAGAATAATTCTTAGTATTTAATATAGAAAATAATTGATAACTATCTAAATCCATTATGTCTTTAACATCTGACATATCATATTTAGTTAATAAATCAGTCATATTATGGATAGTGCCATTATGTGCTCCTATTATATCTATATTTGTATCTTGATTTTGTATTAAGAAAGGATGTGTTTCTTTCTCTTTAGAATAAAACTTTGAAGCTTTTCTAGTATGACCTAAGAAAACTTTAACTGTTTCATCTTCATAATTACATAATTCAGATGAAACTATAAAATCTCCCCAGTCTTTTTTACTATCAAAACCTTTATCAATAATAAAATCATCTAAATTATCGGTTTTTAAAGCAAAACCACATGAGTCTCCTCCTCTATCATTATTATATAAGCCCAGTATTTTTAAAGCCATTACATCAGCTTTAGGACCTATGTATCCAAATAACCCACAATTAAAGGTATTATATTTTGGTTTAGTAAACATCAAACTTATAAAAGTTATCAAACTATACCAAAATAAAAGCGTTAATAAAATATTACTTAAAATCATCTATTGTTGTATTTGTTAATTAACATTTTAGGTATTTCTTCTAAATATTTTTGTTGTGTTATATTTCCAAAACTAGGAGCACTATTTGTTTCAATAACTATAAAATCAGGATTTTGTCTTATATTTTCTTTCTTATCTTTATTTGATTGTACTCTTAAATCAATTGCTCCGAAATCTAATCCAACAGCATTTAAAGCTTTTATACATTCATTAACTATTTCATTCCAATTAGCTGGTCTATCAAATAATTCATTTTCTTCTAAAACCCAAATAGAATTAGAATCATTTCTGAACCATCTATTTTTAGCATCAGTCTTTAACATTTTTCTACAAGTATAAAAACAAGTATGTTTATTTACATGTAATCTATATTCTTTATTATAATTATAATATTTCTCAACAATATAATTGTTTAAATTAATACTTTTACTTAAAAAAGAATCTAATTCCTCTCTATTAGAAATAAAGTGATTACCTGTGTTTCTACTTCCATAAATGTTTTTTATTACAATAGGATATTCGAAAGGAAGTTCTTCTTTATTTATATCAATTAATTTAAACCAATCTGCTGTTTTAACATTATGTTTTGTAAAAGCTTCTTTCATTAGTAGTTTATTACTACTAGTTCTTATTGATTCTATTGAATTTAATTCTACTTTGGATTTATCTAGTAATTCTGTAGTACTGCCTAATCTAACAATACTAGTAAAACCTAATTTAGGTAAATTTTTTCTTAAGACACTATGACTAGGATGTCTACTTCTTATTTTTATTCTATATGAAACTTTCATTTACTACGTATTTAAATTTTGATTCATCCGCTAAATTATTTGAAATATTAACAACACCAAATCCATGGGAATCTCCTATATAATTAAAATTATAATAAGATTTTATATGCTTCTTATGTTTTCTTAATAAAGATAAAACTTTAATAATATTTTTGAAATAATAATAATCTCTTATTATAGTTATTATAGTAGATTTTTTGTTTTGGTTCTCTATTTCTGTACCTATAGAAATTAAATCTAAAATATAGAGTTTAAAAGATATTCTCTTTTTACTTAGATATATTCCATTTCTCAATACTAATATTAACATAGAAGCTAAAAAATGTTTATCACATAAGTGTTTTGGAAATTCACACATTACATAATTAAATTCATCTTTAGTTTCATTCTCAATTACAAAGGTTTTAATTTCTCCTTTTACATTAAAATATTTCAAATATTTATTACAAAAATCAGTATAAAATTCTAAATTCTTATTATATAATTCAAACTGTTCTTTATTTAATTGTAAACAAATATGATTAATATCATTTTTTACATATTCTTCTGTATATAATAAGTCGTAACCATATATATATTTTTCTTTTTTCTCTTTCTTTCCTTTGTATTCATACCAGTAAATGTCTGGAAATAAATCTTTACATGTAGCAAAAGCTGTTATATTATAAAATTCATCATTTTCACCTTTTAAACATGCTGCATATTTTATTCCAAACTTAAAAGCTTCTATTCCTAATTTAGGATTATATTTATTAATTAATTTCATCAATCCAATTAATACTATTTTCATTATAAAACCTTAATGTTTCATTTACAGAGCTAAAATGTCTACATCCAAAGAAACCATTATATGCTGAAAATGGAGATGGATGAGCTGCTTCATATATGATATTAAAGTTATTTTTTTCTATTATAGGTTTATATTCTTTCGCTTTATTTCCCCATAATAAAAAGATTACTATATTATCTGTTTTTCTATCACTAATTTTATTTAAAACATAATTAGTAAATGGTTTCCATAATTCTGTATGAGAACCAGGCGAACCTCTTTCAACTGTTAATGCTGTATTTAATAATAAAACGTTTTGTTTAGCTAAATATTCCAAATTAGGATTAGCTTTAATATCTAATTGTTTTTTATTATAAATATCATTATACATTTCAGTTAAAATATTTCTAAGACTAGGTGGTACTATATGTTTTAGATTAGAACTAAAACATAAACCATCTGCTACATTAGGAGTATGATATGGCAATGTTGTTATCTTTAAAGTTTTTTATCTTTAAATTCTGTAGTTTCATAATTGTTATATCTACAGTTCAGCATACATCATCATTTTTTATTAAAAATGTTGGGCGCTCGTGGTAAAATTATTGTTAGGCTCATTTACTATGCGTTACACCTTCTAAGTTCTTTTAACCTAAACTTAGCTTGGCTCGGGGTTATCTACTTCTAGACTTTCACCGAATTCACCCAATTTATACAGGACTCGTCTTTCTATGTATTTTATAATCTACACAAGGAATTGAATATTTATTTAAAATATTTGTTAAAATATCTTTAGAATCTGATAAAATATAAATTGTTTTATTTTTATGAATAGTATTATTAATATTAAATTTTGTTTTTAATAATAATGATAATTTTTTAATATCTGTTATAGTAAAATTTTGAGTATTTAATTGATATCCATATTTTGTTTTATTTCCATCATCGAAATACCATATAGATAATCCAAATTCATCTAACTCTTCTATTTTATTAGGAATATATTTTACATTATTTTTATAAAATATATCTCTATAATTAGAAAATATAGGATGAGCTTTTGATTTAAATCTCACTTCTTCTATAAATCCATTTTTATATCTATTATTATGAATTTTATATTTACAAAATTTATTAACTAATTCATATTTTTTTAAAATATTAAATTTATATTTTAAATAACTTTCTTGTTTAATAGAATGTGCTAATGATAATTTACTATTATAGTTTTTCTCTTTAGTTATATGACCATCTCCTAACATACTTCCAATTATTAAATTATTTAATTCATTGGTTATTGTTATCTCTTTATGTTTATTACTATTTAATCCTTTTCTATTAATAAGAGAGCATATATTTTTTATACTTATAGTATCATCATTAATCAATTCTAATATTTCAATGTTTGTTTTTCCTTGTGAATGGAAATCTAGTATTTGGTTTACTGTAGTATTTTTCATACTACAAATATACAAATAAATAATTTATTATAAAAATAATAAAAAATAATATTTAATCCTGTCCTAATATAACTACTTTTAAATCAAAGAAATCAAAATAATTAAATGCTTTAAATAAATCTTCTGATTTAGGATATATATCTGTTTGTTTACTTCTTTCTTTAATATGAGATACTATTTTATCCATATCTTTAGAAAGTAAGAAATCTTCCAGAATATTATACCAATTAGTTTGTATTAATTTTTTATATATATTAGAATATTCCATCACTTATATTACGAATTTGAGTATAATACTGAACTTCGTCAACAGATTTGAATTTTTCAAAATCTTTTGTAAAATAAATATCAGCATCTACTTCTTCTTCATTACACAATACTTTGATAGGTGTTCTCTCATAGAAAGTAGGATGGCCTTCAAACCTATCTAAATATTTTACTTCATCTACAGGAACTTTATACAATTCTACTGTAATATTTGTTTGAGGAATGTTTTTAGCCAAATAAGGAATACCACTTGCAAACATAGCATATTTTTCTTTGGTTAATCCTTTACCAATTAAAGTTCCTCTCATAACACTTCTGTTACCTTTATCAGATTTCAAAGTGCCATATACAGCTATCGTTTTATATTCTGTTACGTCCATTGATAATTAAATTTTTTAAAGTTTGTAAATCGTATTTTTTAACAAATTCAGCAGGATCTTTAGTTCCTGCTGTTGTTGGTATTTGAAAATAAGTTATATTAATATAATCTTTATAAGTATCTTTATAAGATTGAATTATCTTATTACCTTGTTCATCGTTATCAGTATTTATTATAATATTGTTATAATATTCTAACAAATAATCAATGTATTCTTTACTTAAAGTAACAGATTCACTACTTATAGCAATAGAATCTATACCTAATTCATAAAAAACCATTACATCTTTCAGTGATTTTGTAATAATTAATAATTCTTTTTTAGGTTTATTCTCATATAAATCTAATTGTTCAAACCCTTGTATATCTTTAATACTATAAAATCTTATATTACTATACCATTTATATTTCTCATTTAAAGGAAAATATATTTTAAAGTTATTGTTTACTAAATAAGCAAAACATAATACATCTTTATTTATACTTAAAAATAAGTATTTATTTCTGAATATTTTAGAAACACTATAAACTTTATAATAATCTAAAGTATTTCTAGATATATAAAATTGTTTCCAGTAATTAATATCTTTTTCAGAAAATTCTCTTTTTTCTATTTGTAAACATATTGATTCTTTTACTTTAGTTTTATTTGTAAAAGATCTATTAGGAATTACCACTTTAGTTTTATCTATTTCAAAATCAGTTAATATTTTGTTAATAGCTTCTTTATAAGATAATCCATATAATTCTTGTACAAATTTAAAACAATCACCAGTAGAATGAGCAAAATCTTTATATAATAATATTCCATCAGAATAATAAATATTAAATGATGGATTACTATCTCCTTTTCTTAAAGGAGAGTTATATGCACATCCTGTTGTGAATTCACCAAAATATCTTTTAAATATATCTTCTTGAGGAATTAATTTTAAAATATTTTCTTTACTATATCCTATTTCGTTTACTATTACATTTTTTGTTTTAAACATTTTTTAATATTAATAATATAATAGAGGGGTATAATTAAATACCCCCCTACTATAATACTCAATGTTCAATATTAGTAAAGTCCGCTAGAAGAAGATGTTTCGTTTGTAACAGGAGAATTAGTATCTAATTTCTCAAGTTTATCAACGTCATATTTGTTATTTTCATCAAACGTTAATTTACTTTGTTCCAAAGGTACATCTATTGATTCAATAAACCTTTTATCCATAGATAATTCAGCTTTAAACCAATTATTTTTACCTTCTTTACCCGCTACTTCTTTTCCTTTAAATTTTATTCTTGCTTCTTTACCAGCAAAAATATCATTTAATCCAGAAACATAGTCTTTCATAGAAAGATTCTCTTCACCCAAAGAATCAAGTTCTTGTCTTATTCCTAAAGCGTTAGCCATTAGGATAACTCTTTCGATAAATATTTTATTATTTATCTCTGTTTTAAGATAATAAACATGATTAGTTGTTTTTGGAGAATTATCCAATTGAGGATATACTTCCAACGTTTCAAAATTAAACCTTATTCCAGGAGTATTCTGTGCAGATTCTAAATAATCTACAGAACTAATCCTAACTTCATTAATACCATAAGAAATATAAGGCGATTCAAAGGTATTTTCGCTTACTTCAACACCACTAGTTTTAAAGGTTATGTTACTCATTAATAATTAATTTTTTTTAATTACAAGTTAAACAAGCATTGTTAAATTCTTTTTAATATCAGATGTTCCTTGTAATTTCTTAGAAGTTCTTTTTTTTACAACTTCCTTTTTATTTTCATTTTCTAAATAGTAATAATAATATTCATTCTCATCACAAAAATCTACAAATGGAATATAAGACTTAACATATATCCTTGATAAAGGAGGGAAAAACTTTACTAGTTTATCATACAATTTGTTGTTATTTATCTTAGATCCATCATTAACTTTAAATCCGTGAAGAGGGTTATCTGTTTTGAAAACAGATATTTTATTATTATTATTTTCATCTACTATTAAACTAAAACCAATATATTCTTTATTAATATCAATATTAAGTAATTTTATAAGATTACTTCCTATTTTTATATCCTTATTCTTAGGTAATAATTGTAAGAAAGCATTATCTTGTTGATTATTTAATACTTCTTTGATATTAATATTTTTTTCGTTAGTTATACTATCTTTGAAGAAATCAGATACTTCTAATAGAGATGTTTCACAATAGTCTACTAAAGTACAAAACTCCATACCAATAAACGCTTCTGGAAATTCAATAGTATCTAATGACACTATAATATTTTTAATAAAACTTACTCTGGTACTATCTCCATTTGTAGCTTTTTTCTTAACTTCTTCTACAGTAGTATCCCTTAAAAAACAATTAAATAGTTGTGATTCATATTTATTATTAACAAACTCATAAGCAGGAGCATGATAAAACATAAAATCAACTTTAATAGAGTTAATAGTATACGTTATAGGTTCTATTTCAATACTACTATTGAATATTAAATCAGGTGCATAATTTCCTGCTTTAAAATTCATTAATGATAAATTGTTAATTAATTTACAGGTTTTATCAGTTATAAATATATTTTTTTTATTTTGTTTGTTATTAAAAACAAACTGAGAATAAATTTTTTTTCCTGCAAATTTTCTATTATAATAATTTTCTAAAGTTTGTTTTAATTCATCAGGACTGTTACATTCCAATAGTTTGGATGCTATTTGTTTAATTTTCATCAATATAAATTTTATTCCAATTAAATACAAAATTTTCTCCTTTTAAATGGTCTGGTCTAGCTCCACAAACTACATCATCTTGAGATTTAAATGATACCCATATATCATTTTTAAATCTATAAACATAGCCTATAGCATCTGCATTAGCGCAAGTAATATCTCGTATCTTACCTGTTAATTGTAGGTCTTTAGCAGCAACATCTTTACCACTTTTATCTACAATAAATTTGTCTTTTAAATGACCTATAAATATTACATTTTCTGCTAAATCAGATAATAAATCAGTCCATTGAGAAAAAGAGTTTCTAAGCCATTTGTAACCAGCTCCCATAGGAAGTTCTAGTACACTAACACCTTGAAAGTTTTTTCCAATAGGACTTTCTTTATATTTTTTTGTTGCTAATTCTTCACACCATTCTTCGAGTTTGGTAATAGTATCAATAGCTACATATTTATATGGCTTACCAGACTCTTTAATTTTTTGTGCTATTTTATATAATTCTTCAGGGTTAGATGCATTAATTTTTAAAGCGTCTACGTGATTACTTCCATTTTCTAAATCAATTATTAAGCAATTATCTAATTGACTTAATAGAGTAGTTTTACCTACTTTAGGACTTCCATATAATATTAATATTTTTGGATTCTTTTTACTTGCTTTTACTTTAGCTTTTGGTAATTCTAAATTGTTCAATTTAATAAAGTATTATCTTTATTTTCAATATCAGTATATAAACCTATTTTTCCATTATAATAGAAAGAAACTCCTCCTTCATTTTTACCATCTCTATTTTTTAGAAATGTTATAAATCTATAATTATCTTTATATTTTTTTATATCATAACCTTTGTATTCAGCTATTTTATAAATGAATGGATTAAATACAGCCATTACAACATTAGCATCTTCTTGAGTAGTTCCTGTTTCTTTAAAATCAGCTAATTTAGGTTCATACATATTCTTAGTTAGTCTAGCTGAATTACTAACCATATTTCTATTCAATTGCTGAATAACAATTGGAATAACTCCTATTTCATTTCTTATCTGAACGAAATAATTGCTAATTTCGTCTATAGATTCTTTCTTACTTAAACCTGTTTCTTTTTTAGTTAAATTTAAATGGTCTACAATAATTATAAAGTAATGGTCTTTATCTATTTTACCGTTATCATCTATCTTTCCAGATTCTTTTAAGTATATTTCTACTTCTTTTTTTATACCAGAAGGAGTAGCTCCTTTTGTTACATATTTTATTCTGGAATTTAACTTTTCAAAGAACTCTTCTTCTTCTTCTATTTTACTTAAGAAACTTTCACTTAACTTACAGTTACCTCTGGATAAAATAATATTTATATCTAATTCTCTTTTATATTTTTCAAACATTCTTCTTCCTATAAACTTTGCAGTTTTTATAACAGGATCAATTTCTAATGAAAAATATAATATAGATATTTTATTAAGATCACAATTAGTTTCTATTAAGTTTTTTAAAGGAGAATATACAAAAACATCGTCAACAAAACTTGTTTTACCAGATCCACTTTCCCCTCCAATTACGTAATAAGTTCCTTTTTGAATATTAGGTAAATATTCAAGTAAGTTATCTTTATTGAATTCTAAACCTTTATTTTTTCCTATAAGACCTTCTTTAATATTACTTAAAGTGGCTTTGAATAAATTCTTAAATCCATTCATCATCATCTTCCTGATTAATATTTGATACTGGATTTTCTCTTAAATTCTCTATAAAAGATAATAAATTAGAATTTGTTACAGAACCTTTGAAAATAAAATAATCAGCACATTGAGTGTATTGATAATTTTGTTTTTTCATTTCTCTCATATAAGCTTGAGTAGCTTCCATAATTTCTTCTTTTGTTATTTTTGCATCTTTAATTAATTTTTTCATTTTAAAAATGCAATTATCTCTATTACCTTTTATAGGTCTACCACCACTAGTCTTTGCAGGAGCAAATAAAGTTCTATATTCTTCAATCCAATCTTCTACTTTATCTGTAGATTGATTAACTTGATTAATACTTTTTTCAGCAACTATAGGTTTTTCTAAAATAGGAGTTACTTCTTTTACTTCAATTTTATTAACAAATGAATTAAACTTATTACTTATAGTATAATTATAAGGATTAGTATAATCTTTTATAATTATATATCCTTTTAAAGCTAATTCATTTATACTTATATTTTCTAAATATTCATTAAATCTTACATTTATACTATCATCTATAGTATTAAACATGTACACCAAACTATTAGGACTTAACTCCATCTCCAAACATAATCTACTAAAATCCTTTATAGTTTGTTCTTTGCTCATAATATATTTTGTAAGTCTTTTTTAAAATCAACTGAACTAGTAGATAAGTATTTTATATTAAAGTTAGTTGATTTAATCATATTTTCAAACCATTTTTCTTCTACTGTATTTAAGGTTTTATATATAAATATTTTTGCTTTTTTATTTTCTTCATATCTTAATCCTCTACCTATTCTTTGTATAAAGTTTAGCGTTTTAGAATTAAAACTATGTAAGATAATATTATTTACAGTAGATAATGTTACTCCTTCTTTTAACATTTTACAAGAACCTATTGTATTAATAGAATTCTCTATAAATTGTTGTTTTATCTTATTATTTTCTTCTTCTGATTTATTAGAGTGAATTCCGTTCTCTGTTAATCTGTCTAATGATTTAGACAATTCAGTGAATACTAGAGTGAATTCTCCTCTTTTAGCTAATTCTTCTATTAATATCTTACAAGAATTATCTTTGGATTCAAGGTTATATACTAACCTCATTCTATCTCCTAATAATTTTCTTTCATAAAATACATTTTTAGCGAATCTGGCAGCAAATATTTGACTGGTTAAGTATTTATATTGCTTTAATTCTGTAGTAAAAAAAGTAACTTTTTTACTACCTGATTGAATGTATTTATTTTTATCATCTAATGTATGTAATATAACATACACATCAAAAGGAGCTATGAAACCATCTTCTATACCTTGATTTAAAGAATAATTATATACAACAGGAGATATCTTAGTTAAATTAAATAATTTATCTTTAGGTACTTCAGCAGATAAAGATAGAATAGAATCATAAGTGTTATTATGAAAGAAAGCTTCATATTCATTATCTAAACTATTATGTATTTCATCTGCTATAACTAAGTTATAATGATTATCTTTAAATTTATAAGCACTTTGATAACATTGGAAATCAATCTTATATTTATTATAATCAAATTTCCAATATTCAAATTCTGATTTCCAGTTTTCTAAAATACTATGAGTTGGAGATAATAACAATACCTTCAACTTTTTATTATTAGATACTTCTTCTTTTAAGATATTAATAGCTACTTTAGATTTACCAAATCCAGTTGCAGCTTGTATTAATCCTTTTTTATTATTTTCATACCATTTGTCAAACGCTTCTTTATGTCTTATTTCTCTTTTATTTTCCAAATTTCTTTTCTAACCTAATTATCTCTTTTTCTATATTCAATTTAAGTTGCATCATTTTAGCTTTTATCTCTCTGGATTTAACTACACAATGCATCCTATTATAATAGTTTAATTTCTCATATAAAGCATCAATATCTTTTATATTTTCTGAACTCATTAGAATAAAGTTTTCTGAACAATATTTGGTGTAATTAAATTAACAATGTCTCTTGTAGAATTTATGTAATATTTATAATCTATTCTATAGTCTTTAAAATCTTCTACTTCATAATAATCATTAAATAAAGTAAGAGATTTTTTAGCAACTATACTATCATATTTATTATCACTTTTCTTTTTTTGTATTAATATACCTCCTTTAGATACAAAGAATCTATTAGTTTTTTGTATCTTTTTTTCTTGTATAGTACCATTTTTAATATCTCTTGTAACCATATTAAACTGGCTACCTATCTTTTGAGAAATACAAAAATCATAAATATCTTTATGATTATATATAGTTTCTTCTATAGGAATATTATTTACATAATAATTATATAAAGCAATAGATACTATAGGTTTATCATAACCTTTTTCTATATCTATTGTGTTATTAAATATTCCTTTAGTTTTAACTTTATTTGTATTTTGTTCTATACTTATATAAGCATTAACATCTCTTCTAATGTATTTATTATATTTAATAAATTCTAAATCCATAGAAGTATATTTTTGCCAATTTTTACATATAGAATCATATAATTCTTTCTTATCTTTAGGTACTATTGACAATATACCATCAGTATTAGCAGATATTACTTTTATACCGTTAAGAACTAATTCTTCAATTAACATTAATAAAAATAATTGACCATTAATAGTTACTTCTATCATAGCTTTAGGATCATAAAGCCATAATAACTTAGAACCTAATTTACCAAAAGTACTATTAATAACGATTTTTAATGAATCAGCTGTAATAGAATCTTTATTTTTCTTAGCCTCTAATCTTTGTTCTGTTATTGTTTTTAATATATCTAAAAACTTATTAGATAAATGTTCTGGTTTAATTCCATATTCTATCATTATTCTAGGATAGTAAGAACTAACATCAGCATCTATTATATCTTCTTTATCATTAGATTCAAAATAACCTGCATTATCCTGAGAATGTAATCCACCTACACCAAGAGTATAAGTTACACCATCAAAGGTTATTGTTTTATCAAAAGGAGATTTGGTATTTTCTCCATCAATAACTATTTCTTTTAAAGATTCTAATTCTTTATTAAAAAATTCAGATTTAAATTGAATATTAGGAAATATACATTCTTTTAATCTAAAAAAAGATCTGAAAGTTCTTTCTCCTTTAAAATCTTTATAATCTAAACCTGTTTCTTTGGAATAATAACTAGATAATATTTTATTTGCAATCTTACTTTTAGAATCACTTAATACATTAATATTGTATTTATGTGAAACTAAATCTCTTAATTTTAGAATATCAAGAGAATTATGTAAGAGTTTATTTGTTATTAAAGTGTCATTAACATTATAATCTATGATTTCTTCTTCTTGTTCTAGAGTAATAGAATTCTTAAAAGAATAAGGCATATCTTGTATTTTAGGCCATTTTAAGGCAATAGCTACTTGTTTGAGACTTATTCTCTTAGAATCCAAAGAATCATAAATTTTCATCAAATCTATAGAAATATAGTATTTATTATTTCTATTAAATAATATACTATTTCTAGTTGATTCATCATAGTATAGTATACCTAAGTTACTATTTTTAATTACTAAATCAGAATAGTAGAATATATCATTAATAAAACTATCATTATCAAACTCTTCTTTCATTAGAATATAATTTAATATTATATCATCAAAAGAAGCATTATTATATCCTGATAATTTAATTTTATAATTTTTATTAATAACAAATTTCTTTAAACTTAAGAAATTAGATTTATTAAATTCTTCTGTTCTATTTTTAGATATTATAAATATTTGTTTTTCTTTGGTATTTTGATTGTTTATAAACGTTATTGAAAAGAAGTTTTTCATTATTTCTATATCATAACTATAATATTTAAACACTTATACTTATTTACTTTTTATTCATTATTTAAAATGATTCAACACCATCAAATTCTATAAAATTATCATTTATAGCATTGTAAGAATCATTTTTAGTTTCTTCTTCATCGTCTTCTTTATCTTCTACTTTGTTATTATAATAAGGTTCTCTTATTCTTAATTGAATTCTTTGTCCTTTTGTATAATGATTTGAATTCAATACCTGAATACTCCATAAATGTGAAACAAAATATTGGTCTGTTTTATCATCAATCATATAAGGTAATCCTTGAGAAAGGAGTCTTATTAAAACTCCTTCCCCAAAATAACCTTTCTTATTTTGATGATCTCTATAAAGTTCTACTTTAGAACCTTCAGAGAACTTACTTGTTGTCATATACTATTTCATTAGGAATAGGTAATTTATACACTTCGCATAAAATAGTAGCTTCTATCTTTTTATTATTGTCTATAATATCTCTGATTCTTTCATCATCAATAGTTGTAGTTAGACAATAATTATAAGCATTAAATATACCATCATATACAAATTCAGCTAATTTCCTATCTTTTAAAAATACATTACTTAAAGTTCTATATTCAAATCCATACACTTTATTCCTGTAAGAACCAGCTTTACCATATAATTGTCTTCTATTACTATCACTTTCGTAAGCTAATAAAGGAACAGCTAAGAATAAATCTAAAGCTTTACAAAAATTAATTATAAACTTTTCTGTTTTAGGTGTATTTAATTGGTCAATTTCTTTAAAAGAAATATGAATATGTCCTCCACAAGTTCTGATATTTGTTTCGTGACCTTGAACCTTTTTATTAATTTTATTTGTCCATGCATTATAATCTGGTTCACAACCTATTTCTAATGCTTTAGGGTCTGTTAATTCATAAGGTTTAAATTCATGTGTTTCTTTGTAGCTTATTGTTAAATCACTTTCAGCTACTAATTTTTCAACAATATTTAAACCTTTAAATAAATTATTCACAAATTCTTCTTTATTGTTACAAGGTGGAATATTATATTCTGCTGCAACATTATCCTCTTGTACAAAAAAACCAGGTTCTATTTCTTTAGGGTCGTATTTTGTACCTCCTAAATAACCTATAATTGGTGTTATATCTTCTGTATGAATGTCTTTAACAAAAACTTCCATATCAGAACCTATTTTGTCAATTGTTAACATATTGTTTTGTTAGTTTAATTAATTAATCTTTTTTACTTTATTTTTTCTTGTATTATCAAAAATAGTTTCAATTGATTTTTTAAGAGAATCTTCAGTTAAAGGTACTTCATTAATTTCTTTTTCAAGAGTTGGTTCTACTTCATTACCATCTGTATCATCAATCTTTTCATCTAACCAATCTAAATCTACTTCTTCTTCTTTATTTTCTTTTTTAACTATATCTGTTTCTAAAGTAGGATGTTTAATAAATTCACCTCTTTCATTACTATAATAAGTAAAATTAAGTGAATCTTTAGAATTATCAGGTATAGGTATACTTGCAGGCTCTTCAGACATAGAGTTAAATACATCTTTTACTATTTTTTCTCTTTTAATTCTTTCTACTTCTTTATGATATACTTCTGCTAATTCTTGTTCTCTACTTGTATTTTTATTTTTTGTATTAGTAACAGCAATATTACACATAGTTCTTAATGTATAATTAGAATATAAATCATCAAGTAATTCTTCAGGATGATATTGAACTCCAACAATAGATTTTGAATAATATTTTAATTTAGTACAATTACTAAAATCTAATATTTCAACATTACCAAAATCTTTATTTTTTGCTACAAGAACAATATCATTATTAGTCGCTAAACCTTCTTGAATTTCAACTATAAATTCAGAATCATTAACAGCTTGGTGATGTAAACTATTAACTTGATATTTCTTATTTTTCTTTAAATGTTTTTGAAGATTTACTTGTAGTAAATTTAATGAAACAAATTCAAGTGTATCTACTCTTTTATCTCTTGATGTATCTGAATATTCCTGAGATATATCCTGGTCTAATTTTAAACCGAAATGAACAGCTAAAGTTTGTAAACCTCTACAAATACCAAAAATGTGAATACTCGGATTATTTACATATTTAGGTAATATTTCAATATCAAAATATTCCATATAAATATCAGGATAACCTGTTTCTATTTGAGGTATTTCCTTATATCTTAAAGGATAAACGTCAGCACCACCAGGTAATACAAGAACATCTATAGTATCATCATATTCATCAAAGTTAATCATTTTAACTCTTCCGAACATTGATAACCAACGCCAATAAGGACCAGGAATTCCATAACTGAAACCTCCTTTAGAATTAATAATTTTTTTACCAACAATTCCAATAATAGGTTTTCTCATCAGTTAAAATATTTTAAGTGTTTAATAAACTTGTTTAATAATTGTTTAAAGTCTTTGTTATATTGTCTATAAAATAATTCCGCTTCTTCTATAGAAGTTATTTTTTTTATAGGCAAATATTTTTTTCTTAATATTTTAGATTCTTGTTCAACATCATCATATAACAATTTTGATGTGTTTTTATCCAATGTAATATTTTCTTTTGTACTTTTTTTTCTAGTATCTAACAATACTTCTTTAATATTAGAAAATAATGGATTGTTATCAGTTATTATTAATTTCTTTTTAATTAATAAGTTAATTTTATTAACAATAGTTTTTTTACTATTGTGATTAAAACTTAATACAGCATTATTACGTATTGTTTGTAATAACTGTATATATGTATTATAAGTAATTATATCAGGTTTAAATTGATAACTATATTGACTTAAATTTGTCATATCAGATAGACCAAAAACATAATTATGTAACAAAAATATTTTAATACTAATAGTACTATAATACATATTTTTAGGAATAAAATTGTTATTTCCAAAAGAACTTAAATAATAAAACAAAAACTGTAAAGTATTATATACGTTATATCTTTTTGTTACTTTTAATAACAAGTTTTTATCTGAATTCTTTATTTTATCTAATATATAGTAATTCAATATAATAGATCGTGATAATTCAAATAAAAACCATTTATAATGATTAGAATCAGAAGATTCATAAATTATTATAAATAAGTTATCATCGATTGAAACGTTATGTCCTTCTTTAACTAATTTATTAAATAAAATATTAAATAATTCTGATGTTAATACTGATTTACTTAACTTAAAGAAAATATGCCTTACATCTTTTATTCTAGTACATCTAAAGTCTTCATGACAATTAGTTAAATTACCAAATACTCTTAAATATTTATCAACTGGATCGTTGAAACATTGATAATAAGTACATAAATAATCTTTTACATTTTTTTTAACATATTCATTCATTATTAAAAATTATTAAAATTTAAAAATTAACATTTACTACTTCCACAATCAGCACATTTTAAACAACCTTCTTCTCTAACTAAATTAGTACTTCCACAATTATCACAAGTTTCTTTAGATGATATTTCTTCATCATCAGAAATATATCGTTTCAATATTCTTGAAATTGCTTTAGAATAAGAAGTCAAATCTCCTTTAGTTTTATTAAGTTGTTCTACTATGAATTTAATGTTAGAACCATGTCTTAATGATGTACTTACTAATCTGGTAATAGTTTCTTGTTCATCAGTTAAAGTATCTACAATACAGTTATCTAAATCAGAATTATTTAATTTAAAGCAATATTTACCACTTGCTTGTTTAGTTAAAGTTCCTTCACCTTTTAAATTAGAGTCACCATCACTAGTACAAAATATTTCATAAGGTTTATCATCATATAGACCTACTAATACATTGAATAGTTCTCCTTTAATTCTAACTGAATGTGCTTCAGCTTTTAATTGTTTTGGACGTTTAGGAGCGTCGTGTTGTTTAAATTGGTTATCTTTAGTTTCTTTATTAGATACTAATACACCACTTCTAGAACCATCTCTATATACAGTAATACCTTTTAATCCTAGTTCATAAGATTTAAGATATATCTTTGATACAGAATCTAATGATACATCTTCAGGTAAATTAATAGTAGAACTAATGCTATGTGTAGTATACTTTTGAATTATAGATTGGATTTCAACTCTTTTAGTCCAATCTATATCATTAGCACAAGCATTATAATAAGGAGATTCTTTATATACTTTACTTATGCCTTCTTCAGTCCAATTAATAGAATCGAAATAAGCACCTTTTAACCCTCTTAAATCAGAATTATTATACCAATCTTTAAATTTAGGATGTACTACAAAATACTCTTGCCAAGAATCTCCATTTTGGTCTACAAAATCTACTCTAACATCTTTATCATTAGGATTAATTTTCTTTCTTCTTTTATAATATGCCATGAATACAGGCTCAATACCGCTAGATGTTTGAGTCATTAAAGAAACTGTACCAGTAGGAGCATAAGTACTCCAGGAAACGTTCCTACGACCATGTAATAACATTCTACTATATTGTTCTGGATATTCTCTAGCTATAAAAGTATAAAAAGAATTATTACCCTTAACTTTAAAATCTTTAGTGTATTCTAAATTGCTATTCCAATTATCAAAAGGTTCTCTTAAAATAGCTAAATCTATAGTACAATCTAATTCTCCTTTCATTTTAGTTTTAGATATTTCTTCTATAACTTTTAATGCTTCATCAGAGTCATATTTAAGATTTAAAGCTGCTAAAGCATCACCTAAAGCAGTACCACCACAACCAGTACGTCTACTAGCTTTCGCTGTATTTCGTATCTTATTCCATAAATTAAATTCTCTTTCTTTTACTTCCCATGGTTCTGGATCCTTGTGTATTTTATCTATTATTTTATCTATTTGTATTAATTCTAAATCAATTAAATCATCTGCTAATCTTTGTTGTTCATAAGCTACTTCATATAACTTTTTATAATTAAATTTAGCATCTTTAGTAAATGGATTTTTTACAAAAGAATATAAATTTATAGCCATTAAACGACAAGCATCATAAGGTTGTAATGGAATTTCACCACAAGGATTAGTACCTAATGGTTTATATTCAGAATAAACTCCATCAGGAGAATACTCTATCATATTATCCCAAAACATTAAACCTGGTTCTGCTACACCATGTGCTGATTTAATTATTTCATCCCAAAGTTCTTTAGCTTTTATTTTTTTATAGTAAGTATTTGTTTCTTTTATATGAATTAATTCATTAAAAGGAATTTCTTCAATATTTCGATAATCGATACTCAAAGGATTTAAACTTCCATCACAAGGAAATCTAAGTATATAATCTTCATTATTTTTTACTGAATTCATAAACTCTTTATTGAGTTTAATAGATATATTAGCCCCAGTAACTTTAGTTAAATCTCTTTTAATTTTAGTAAATTCTAAGATATCAGGATGATTAACATCTATTGACAACATTAAAGCACCTCTACGACCATCTTGTGCTACTTCTCTTGTTGTATTAGAATATCTTTCCATAAAGGATACTACTCCTGTAGAAGAACCTGCTGCATTATTAACTTCAGTAGTTGCTGGTCTTAAAGTAGATAAATCTACACCAACACCACCTCTACGCTTCATTAATTGGGCTAATTCTTCATCAGTTTTTAGTATCCCACCATAGGAATCTTTAGGAGAATCTACTAAAAAACAATTAGATAAACTTGCTATTTTACTAGTACCTAAAGTAGCCATTATACTACCTTGAGGTATTATATATTTAAAATCTTTAAATAAATTATAAATAGCTTGTTCATCTAAATCCTTTCTTGATTTACCATATTCAGATAGTTTCTTTTTATATTTGTTAAATATAGAAGGTAAACATGAACCTGAATGTTCTTTTCCTATATAATTATTTTCAATTTTAGCAAATTCTTTAGCTAATCTTTTATGCATATCATCTGGAGTGACTTCTTTTTTATCTGCATATTTAGCTTTCCATACATCAGCCGCTAAAGTATCTCCTTTAAAATAATTTAGTAAATCCAATTATTATTATTTTGTTTATTTTCAATTTTGTTTAATTATTTAAAATACTTTCTTTTGTCATAACCCAAAGTTTAATTTCATTTCCGCTATTAGGATTATGACCTGTAATACCTGATACAGTAAATTGACTTAATACTGAATCTATTGCTTCAAAATGAATGTAATTAGTATTAGTTGAAGATAGATAAAACAATTTAGGTTGATTAATTCTTTCTACATTTAATTTAAATAATTTTTTAAATACTTGTTGTACTAAATCACTTCTATTTTCATTAACATAATCTATTAAAGCAGTATGTATTCTATTATAAGCCTCATTTATATTAGTTATAAAACCAATACCACAACTCAAATGAGTGTTATCAAAACAACCTAAAAGAGTTGTATTATTAAATGTGATATTATTACCATCAATAGAAAAACTGTTAATAACTCTATTGGGATTTAAACTAACTCTTTCTAATATTTGTTCTATTGTATCTTCTAGAATAACATCTTCAAATAAATCTTTAGAGTATCTAACTTGTTTTCCGTTATCATTAATTACTAAATAAAAATCATCATTTGTATCTTCAACAGAATACTCATTATCAACTGTTAATCTATAGTTTTTTGGATTAACACATTTTACTTGTTTCATAAGTTATAATGTAATTTTAAAGCTTTATCAATCCAAAGTATTTCGTGTTTATTAAACTCTGGATTATTAAATCTTCTTGGTTTAAAATCTTCTATAATCACATTTGGATTTCTAGAAGTGTTTCCGACTATTATTACTTTATCATTTTCTCTTTTAAGATAGGCATTTTTATATGCTAATAATCTACCTTTTTTATTAGAAATAAGCATTAAACCTTCTTCAGTATAAGATACGCCTAAAGCTTGTCCTGTAAACTTATTTCTAAGAACTTTTACTTTTACTTTTTTTAATTTTTCTAAAATCTCTTTGTTTAACATTTTTGATTTTTTTTGGTTATACAAAACCAAAATTCATCAAGATTCACTAAAATTATTGTTTAGGTATTTTTTTATAATACCATTTGCTTTAACTAATCCTCTCATTTTATAATTATTCTCAAAGTTAAGTATATATAAATTCACTGTTTTAGCTTCTTTTTCTGAGAGTTTAGCTTTACTTAAATAATCCATTTTATTACTCTTATTTAATCTTATTTTTTCACCTAAATCTTTGATTTGAGTGTGAATATGTTTTCTAACAGAAATAACTAACTTATTTAAATCCAAATATTTAGAAATTGTAGAAAGAAATAATTTATTAATTATTAATTTCACATTAGCTTTTTCAAAGCCAGTTAAAGATGGTAAATAAGTATTGATTAACTGATCAACATCTAAATCAGTATAAATAGGAAACTGATTTTTATTTTCTTCACAAACCAATAATAGGTTATGTTTCTTAATTAATAGAGTATTTAAGTATTCAGTTACAATTTTTATTTTTTCTTCTTCATTTTTAATATCATTTATTCTAGTTTCTTTAATATCTCTTATTAAGTCTAACTTCTTTTTATTTACAGAGTATATATAAGAATCTAAAACAATTTCTTCACCTTTGACTTTTTTACATATACTTGTTTTACAGTTTATATAAAGAAAGTCTTCAGATGATATTTCTACTTTCAAATAATAATTTAACATTATTTATAGTTTTCTAAGTAATTTATTATTTTTAAGGCTTTCTTATTAACATAAGAACTACTTACATAAACATCGTTATAACTTACAACTAAATATTCATTAGTTATATTAGAATTAACAAATTTATGTTTTTCTATAACTATTAAATCTTTAATTGTAGGATGATTTTCGTTGTATAATGTAAATTGTTTTATATTAATGCCATTATTAATCTTATATCTTATTTCTAGTATTTCTGTTTTTTCATCAATTACTATTTGATGTATTAATTCTAATACATCATCATTATTTATTAAATTAACTTTATCATTTTGTTTTATAAAGAATAAAACTATTTCCTTGTAAAAATAAATAATGATACCTATTATTAGTAATATTATTATATACATTTTTATCTATTTAATCTTGTTGTAATAGAATTATAATTTCTTTCAGTTGTTCTTTCTTCAAAGTTTTTAAAGTCTATTTTAATAGAAAAAAGTAAAAATAAACAAACTGTAAAAGTAGAAGTAAGTAATAATAAAGGAATTAATACTTTATAATTCATATTAAAATAATAATAATTAATAGCACCTATAACAGCATTTATTAAAATAAATAAAACAAAATAAAATAAGAAATTGAGACTTTCTACACTAAATCTATTAAAGAAAGTTAAATCATCTCCCCATTTATGTACTAATCTAAAATGATTATCATTTCTGGTTTAAATTGTTTTTTCATAAATTAAAATATTTAAGTAAAGAAATTTTAGAAAAACTTGTTCGTTCTAAACTTCTACTAGTTTGTGCATAGTTCTGATTAACTGCATCTATATACATAGTAAATTTAAAATCATCACCCATATAGAATTCTTCCCAACCTTCTTTAGTAAAATGTTTCTTTACATCTAGTTGCTCTAAAGCTAAATTGTCAAATGATATAGTTACATTTCTTAATAAATTTCTTATTATTTTTTTCCATACATCTATATTAGCTTTTACGTTTTGTGTATAATATTTTGTACCAAAACCAAATAATTTATAACCAAGAAGTAGTATTTTAGGGTTACCTAATTTTATTAAGTCATTTATGACATTAATATTATTTATTCCTGCAATTAAATGATATACTATATTATCTGAATATTTATTTAACTCCTTTACGTATTTAAAATTATTAGAAGTTATAGAAATACCAATACCGTAAATAAGTTCTTGTTCTAATAACTTTATTAATAAAGGCATGTATGTTTTTAGATGCCCTTGATTAACAGTGATGTTTACCAGAAATCCGCTAGTTTTCAACTCAGCTAAAAAAGGTTGTAACTTTGGGTGTGACAATGGGTTACCACCTCCAATAGCTAATTCTACTCCAGCCGGAAGTACAGATAATACTTCTAACAGTTTATCTAAATCAGCATGTTTCCCTTCTGTTGTTGAACTTTCATGGCAATACTTACAACCTAAATCACAATAGTTTGTAATTTTTACATCAATACTTTCAGGATGAATAACTTTAGGTTCTCCTTCAAATTCACGAATTTTTGTACCATCACTAAATATAGATACTTTGGTATTACCGTTTATATAACTAGTTACCTTTGTAGTACTCATCATATTCATAACTTACAATTATACTAATATCACTATCATCATTGTCGTTACCAGTACGAATAAATGATAAAGGAGAAAAAAGAAAAGATAATAATTTATCTTCAGAATTCATAATAGTATTTAAGAAATTACTTAATTCAGAGCCGTGATCAATATATCCATTATCCCAATATCCTTCTTTTTTTTCACTGTAAATAATTTCTTTTACTCCGTTTGACTTTAAAATTTCAGTTAATTTAGATAAATACTCTGGAAAGTAATTTACAATACCTGTATATAAATAACTAGCTTTTTCATTTAAACTTGACAAAGTATCCTCTTCCCATCCAAATTCACCAAAATTAAATTCTATTTTTATAGGTATATCAATTAATTGCCCTTTAGCAACACATATACTATGTGTACTACTACTATTAGTTTCAAAGACTGATTGTCTAGTGTTTTTCATTTTATACTTTTTAAAAATAAAGTACTGATGTAGAAATTAATCTACACCAGTACTCCTATTTATGTTAATTTATAATAACTATAAATTATTAATCAGCTGCATTAGCCTGTTCCAATTCTTCTACGATAACAGGAGCTTCACCTTTACGGGTTAAACCCTGACGTTTCAGAATTTGACTCATTGTTTCATTACTGAATACAACAGCACTAAAAGTAGTAACTTCCCTGTCACCAATTTGGTAAGGTTCAGTTTCTACAGTTTCTACTGTACCAGCAACAAATTTGGTTTCTTTACTAAGTACTTTTTGGTACAAAGCATCACCTTTAGAAAATGAACCATCAGGTTGTTCAGGTCCTTGTTCCCACAAATTCCTACCAATAGGATTTCTGTTAGATTCTACAAGAACTTTTTTACCTTCTACTTCTACCATTTCACCAGGTTGGGTAAACTGAACAGTAATGTAATTACGGCTATCTGATGATACTTTTACTTCTGATACTGAATGAACTTTTAATAATTTCATGATTTGTTTGTTTTAAAGATTTGTTAAAATTGTTAAAGTAATAAAAAATTGTTTAATATAATTATTTTGTTTCTTCTTTTTCAGTAACTTTTTTATTAAAATTAGTTACAACTTTCTTAATTCTCAAATTATTATTTATTAATGCGTTTTTAAGATGTTCATCAAAAGATTTTATTTCTTCATCACTTAAATCAGGAATAAAGTTTTCTTTAAGATATGGAAGAACAATATCTTTTATTAAATTTTTAGACATATTAACGTCATAATAATTCATAATTCTTGTAAATACTCCTCTTGAGCTAATCATAATAGAGAATAAAGTATCTAATTGAATTCTATTATCCAATAAATCATTTGTTAATTTACTAGATAATTGTTCAAGTAGAATCTTATCTTTTACTTCTTTTAAGATATTAGTATTAAACTCTGGTAATATTTTTTTAATTCTATTAACCATTGTAGAATACTTATCTAAAGAGCAAAGATAAGGTGTCACTCTCTGTTCTGATTCTAATAATTCTTCTTCTTTATTCTTAATAGACAGTGTATTGTTTTCTTTATTGAAAACTATAGAACTATCTTTGTCTTCTATTAATGTAATTTTTGCTGCAAGAATTACTTTCTTAAAATTTAGATTCATTTTTCTTAATTAATTTAATTCAATAAAAAGTTACTAATTGTTTTTAATTGTTTTTTTGATTAATACTGTTCATCTAAGGATCCATAAAATAAATTTGATTAAATATTGGAATAGGTATATCCAGTACCTATCCCCGCACAATATTATAATACATAGAAAATGTCTACATAGTATAATTACTTAACTAATAGTTAAGGCAATTGATAATAACCAACTGCTGCCACACTATTTACTGTCCTTATATAACTACCTCAAGAATCTGAAATTATAGTCCTTATTATTAAATCATTTATTATAATAAACAATTTTATAATAACAAGTATAATGTTCTCTCTGTGTTGGTGTTATATATGTCTGGAAACATAAGTAAATAGATTATATTTTAATCGATGTGCTCCCTGCTGGACTTGAACCAACGACCAATGGATTATGAGTCCACTGCTCTAACCAACTGAGCTAAGAGAGCTATGAAATAAAGATTAGAAATCTTCTTTCAACAAAGTTTCTAATTCTTCTAATCCATTTTAATATGAAATCATTTCCTGTTTAGCCTCAATAATATTTTGAGGATTATAAGGTAATGTTTCTTTTAATAAATCATACTTTCATGATTTTATTATTAATTAATAAATAGTATTCCCGACAGGATTCGAACCTGTGACCCTCTGCTTAGAAGGCAGATGCTCTATCCAGCTGAGCTACGGGAACAAAAATAAGGATATGGGACTTTAACCCATGTCTTTTAAAGTTTCTTTACTTTAACTGTTTTTTTCATGTTAAACTAATCCTTTGAGCAGTAACTAGCCAGTTATATCATCTTGCATTACTAGTCCCATTGTAATTCAAATTTAGCCATAACGGATTCAGCAAGCAATGGTTTATTTGTTTGTTTAAAATATTCGAACCAAACAAATTTTCTTTCTTCTTTGTTAAGATTTGTTGTTCTGAGAGTTTTAGCCAAAGAATACCTTCTTCCAGCAGCCCTACAAAAAGTATCTTTATAATGAACTTTTGCTATTTCAAAATAATCATGATTGTTTACTCTAACATTACATTTCGTACTTTTTTCATTATTATTATTGGTATGAAAAAAGCTAATTTCAATACTTTTTTGGTTAATATTTAAAGATATCATAATTGATTAAATTAAATGGTTTAATACTAAAATAATTTCTTTTATAAACTTTTTAGGTAATCTTATTATATTTACCATTTCTTTTGTAAATATAACCTGATCACTATTAGTTGCTATGTTGAAGGTTTTGTCGGCTATCTGTATTTCATATTCGTTGTTGTTTTTTTTAATTATCATTGTAATGTAAATTTATTATTATTGTATTTATTATTCTATTAAATATTTGGAAATTAAATTAAATGTTAGTAAACATTCATTTTGATTGTCAAATGTAATAGTTGTATTAGTTCCATTTAGAAAATTTATATGAAATCTTTTATTTTCATCTTTTACTATATAATTTATTTGATTTAATTTTACTATAACACCCTGTATTTTAATAAATTCTTTCATTGTTATGTTTAATATTTTTATAAAATTGTTCTCCCAGCAAGACTCGAACTTGGATTCCTACATTAAAAGTGTAGTACTCTAGCTATTGAGTTATGAAGAAATTATAAGTAGTGTTATGTTTATGGGTTGGCTCATACCACTAAAACGTTAAAAACCAAATAATAGTTACCACCGCAACTAACAGTAACTTCGCTATAAATGTACCAACACGGCCTAAGTACTTTTTGGTGAGTACATCTAGTTTAGAAGTAGTGCCTAAATATAACGGGTCGCCTGTTAGCTTCCATCCTGTAATAGTGTCAAATACTACCCAAAAAATTAATCCGTAATGCAAGCCACCTAGTAAGGCTTGCAACCAGTTATAGTCTAGTGCTATTAGTACCAGTCCTATGGCTATACCTACTTCGAGTTGTATTACAAATTGCCATGAGTGCCATAGCTTGTTAGCCTCTATGCCTTTGTTTTGATAGTGGTTGCCACCTAAGTTAACCCTACTATCCCTCTCTACCTTTTGCCAATAATTCCTAAACGCAAATGCTACTGCGTACAGTACTGAAAATACGGTTATGTGTGCTATTGCTATCATTTTTTTAGTTTTATGGTTCTTAAATCTTTTCTATTTTACCCCTGTCGCTATTGCTAAATAATACTTTCCAATGGTCTAAAGTGTCTACTATTATCGGTTCAATAGTCCAAAAGATAGCATCAAATAGTAACAAATAATTGCTATTTTTGTTACTAAATTCTATATTCATTGTAACACGCTTTTAATGGTTCTTATAATGTATTTTGTTGCTCTTTTTTTGGCTGATTCTTGTACCAGAGACGGGAGTCGAACCCGTACGAACATTACTGCTCACAGGATTTTCTTACTACTATAGTTTTCACTACCAAATTAGTAATTTGTTTGTAGTCTGGACTATATCTTCACCTTATATAATAAATTATACTTAGGTGCAACAGCATCTAGTCTCTACGGCTGGAGCATTATCCCCTATGCCTCGGTATTAACATCAGCATTATCTGTTAAGCCTTCACCGATATTCTGTTGTCCACTAATATAGTTTCCTATATTAGGCTCAATTTTTATTGAATCTTTTAACTTAAAAGTATCAATTTCTATTTTATTAATATATAACTCATTAATCTTATTATTTCGTATATCTGATCCGTATTTTCCAGAACAAGATTTAGAACAAAATGTTCCTGAATTACGTCTATTTACCTGACGTATACTAGAACCTTTTATAGTAAATTCTTTATTACAATAAACACAATTTACAATAATGTCTTTATTTCTAATTACATCTTGTTTTATATGTTCATTTCTATTTACTATTCTAAGATTATTTAAATTATTATTAAGAAAATTACCATCTATATGATCAATAGTTTCATTTTTATCTAAAATTTTACCTATTTCACATTCTACTATATATTTGGGATAAGAAATTGTTTTTTTAGTTTTATCATCAAATATTAATATAACTCTTTCTCTTCCATCTATTTTGGATTTATAAGGGCCATATAGTTTATGATTTTTATAAAACATATATTTACTTTAAATTATTTTATTCAATTTTAGTCAAAGTCCTGCGTGTCTACCAGTTCCACCACTCTGGCATAAAAAGTTATTACAATAAATAGCCATCGCAACTTGGCTTCAGGTAATGCGTAGTTTACTACGCACCACCCAGGCTTTGAACCCGTATTTTTCATTGTATCTATTGTAATAACATATTTTTAATTATTTGTTATAATTTTGTAATAATAAGGCGACCAGTTACTTCAATAAGTTTACCAGTACCTTTATCGTAGAAATAGTAACCATCACTATTGGCTTCACTCAATACTTTACCTAAACTTATCCAAGTATGAGAAATACTACCATCACAGTTTACCATTTCAATTTTAAATTCATCCTCCATACCCTCCTATTTTAGCAATTTCAGCATCAGTACAAGAGATAAGAGATAAACTCATTGCAAACAAAATTAACATTAATATTTTCATAAAAAATTTAGTGTTTAAAAATTATTAAAAATTACATATCCCCAAATATCTTTTTAAATAATATTGGGCCTACATTTAAATAACCAGGAATTCTTATTTTTTCAAATAATCCTGTTTGAGGATTAACTACATTTTCTGTAAATCCGTATAACACCTGTTTATTTTTCAATCTTCTCTCTTTATATTCAGCATAAGACTCATTATATTCTCTTGCTGGATTTAAATTCAATCCTTTAATAGGTGATTCCATATTTTAAATTTTTATAGCTTTTTCTGTTTTCAATACTTGTTCATCAGCATAAAGCAATGCTTTTTTATACAAGTTTTTTACTTTATTTTCTTTTATTGCTTTATTATCTTGAGAAGCATTTAGTTCTACAAATTGATTCATAAAGATACCGTTTTTAATTGTTTAAAGTTTGTTAATAATAAGATTTGTTCTATTTAGCTCACTTAATATTTTATTAAATTAGTGATTTGATTATTGCTAGCATCAATAACTTCTTTGTGAATTACTTCAGGTTTAATTTTCTTTTTGAACAAACTCATTGTAATTATATTTTATAACATCAATAAATCTAGTAGGTTCATTTTTAGCCCATTCTTTTACTTCTTCTATATTAGCATAAATCCAAGTAGGTATATTATATTTTTCTCCTTCTTTTTTTGTATCTAACCATTTTATATAATCTTCTTTATTAAAATTAGGATTAGGGCCATCGTAAATAGGACATTTTACAATACGTAATTCTATATTATCGTATTTAGATAATATATGATTACTAGATTTAATTAAATTTTTAAATAAGTGTTCTTCTATTTTACCTTTAAGTATATCCATTTTGTAATTAAAATTACTTCTGATAATACTTATTTGTTTTTCAGAATTTGAATATATTTTAGGTACATTTTTATCTAAAGTTCCAAACGTATCAGAATACCAACCTAAGAATGTATTATCACCATAATAAGCAAAGCATATATTTTTACTCATAAATTTTAAATTTAAATTAATCACAACTCCTATCTCTTCTTATTGTAACTTTTATATATCCACTTTCTGTTACTTCTTCTGATAGTATATAAGTACCATAAGCATTGCTAGGAAATCTATCAAAATATCTTTTTATTTTTTCATCTAATTTTATTCTATCATTAGATTCTAACCAGTAATCTATTGTTCTACTCATAATAATATTTGTTAATGCATTATATGATATTGAATAGTGATATTATGCATATCTTCTTAACCTAATTTTGAGTGTTTTCTCATATAATCTGTTATTATTTCTATTGCTTTTTCAAAAACGATAGGATTTCCACATGAAGCTAGGAAAATAATGCTTATAATTAATAAGTTTTTATTGATTGTTATGTTTAAATAATTAAATAAAAAATACAGAGCTTGTATTTCATAGTTAGTTTAGTTTAATTATAAATAGAAGCGGGAGTGGGAATCGAACCCACACACAATTAAGTTAGTAGCTTATGAGACTACTGAGGCATCACCACCAGCCTTCATTCCCGCTAAAAAAATACAGAGCTTAGATCTCATATCGATCTGCACACCTACTCTGCGTGGATGGAGTACTTTTTATGCTTATAAAGCAGCCATCAGGACTATTCGTGTAGCTAACTTCTACCAATAGTAGTTACTTTCCTAGAGCTAGATCAAGTAACGCTGTGGAGGATAGGGGATTCCAACCCCTGTCTTACAATCTTTCATTTTACAAAATACTTACAGCTTAGGATAATTAGTTAAAGTCTAATTCCAAAACTAAAAGGGCTGTCCGAAGACAAGCATCCACCACTTAGTTTTACTAAACTAAGAAAAGTTAGTTTAGGCTACCAGAGCCAGCTCTTCAGCTTCTACTGCTTCTGTTTCCAGGTCTGCAGTAAACCCATTAAGAATAGCGTCAATGTCGCTATTCTCAGAAATTACAACGTTAGAGTTGCCATTTAAAAAGAGTTCCTATCAATTTTTACTGTGTAAAATAGGTTAATCCACAGGCTGTTTGTAAAACTTCAATATTGCAATCGATATGCTAATATATCCCCCATATTTTAATATTTAATTAATGTTTAAACTAATTCAGGTTCGGGTAGTAGCCGTTCAATCCAGTTTTCAGATGTGGTTTCAGATAGTTCGGGTTGTTCGTCTAGTGGGGCGAATAGTTGTGAGGATGCATACCAATCCCCCTTTTCATGAATTATATTGCAAATACCACAACGATAAGCAGGGTGATTTGTGGTTAATACTAATAAATGAATATCTCCACAACTACATGAATTTATATCTAAAACCGTAAAGGTATCGCCTTTCTTAATAAATCGAAGCGAATGGTCTTTGATACAAACAACTCTCTGTCCTACGTAAAACATAGCTTTTGATTTTTTGTTTAAAACAAATTTATTAATTTTTAATGATATTATATAATACAGTTCTAGCTGAATCTTTATTTAAATTATAATAATATTTATAATTATTAGAAATAAATATAAAATCATCACTGTTTTTTAATATAGTATTTAAAACTATATTGGTATCGTAACCAGTATATATAATAGAATCATCTTCTAACAACAGAAAAAAATCATTATCTAAATCAAGAATAAATAATTCTGTATCATTAGGAGTTATTAATATCGTTTTCTTTTCGTGATTATTTTCAGTGCAATAACTTAAAAATAAAGTAATTAATACAATAAGAATTATATTAGTTACCATTACTAATTTATTCGACTTCATAATATCAAATTATTTTAGATTTAACAATAATTGGTTAAACATCAAAATAGATTCATTATAAGCATCATTCTTAGCTTTTAATCGAACAATATTTGAAGGATGATCAGTTAGTTTTTTGCTAATGATTTCTTCAGTATTAGCTTTAATCTTATTATTTAATATTAAGATTTGTAATTCTATTAATTCTTTCATAGTAGTTAGTTTAAAAAATTAAAGGTATGTAGTAACCTTTAACTAGTAAATAAAATAAAATTATCGTTGTTCAATTAACCAAAATAAAAATTAATTAAATAAAGTATATAAAAAAGAACTATTGAACAGAATTATATACGTTATACTACATCTAAACGTCCATTCTCAAATAGAGTTATTTTAATCCACCCACTCTATTTTAGGGCAATATTTATTATATTTTGCTCTAACAAACTCTTTTGTTAGGTTTATTTATTTAATGCCATAGTAATTAATGAATATAATAATATACAAGCAGAAATAACTAAAAAACTTAATCTGTTTTCTATTTGTGAAAGTACATTAAAATCAAAATAAACAAAAACAAGTATTAAATATGAGAATAAAAACACACTTAATATAAAAAGTATAAATTTTAAATAACGCATTAGTTGAATATTTTACGTAAAAACAATAATTGCTAAAATTGTTAAAGATACTATAAAAAATATTACATTAACAATTGTATTTTTATTTTTCATAATTAATAAAATTTGATTACATTAATAATAGCAATATAATACTAAAAAACTACTGTGATAATATTACTTATCTTTATTTTGCTTCTTATATTGGTTTACTAATGTAATCAAATCAATTTATTCTTTTATTAGTTCAGAACAATTTGTTTGAAACCAATTTTTATATTTCAACCACCAGTAATAATCTAATGGTAAAAATAGAAATAAAAACTTATCGTTATGAATGTATATTCTTTTTTTATCATTTATACAAAAACTATTATTTTCAAGATACCAAACAATTGAACAGTCTTTATTTCTTACTAAAAGAACTCTTGCTTGAAAATCTTCAATTTTCAAATTCTTATATATTTTACTCATTTCTGAATAATCTTTTATACGAATTAGTAATGTACAAATAATAGAAGTTGTAAACCAAATAAAAAATATAGTTAATAATAATACTATCATAATCTCTTTTTTAAAATTGATATTTCATTATTGATTCTTAAAATATCAGATTCTGATAAATCAGGATTATCTAATTTTTTAAACAAATTATTCATAGCAACCTTTCTACGAGCTACAACGTTTCTGTTAAAGTTTTTTCTTTTCATTTATTAAGGTTTATATAATGAATATGATTAAAAAACAAAATGTAAATATAACAAAGAACAATGTTCCTGTTACTATTCCTATAAGTATTGATTTAAAAAATGATTTCATAATCTTTTTATTTATTATTCAAAATCACCCATCTGCATTTATAGAGGTTTTGGACTCTTAAAGATAATATCTTTAGCTGCATTAGCGTGTAAGTTTTTATTATATTTTATTGAGGTTTTGAAAAAACTTACAAAAAACAATTACTCTATTCTATATCTAGTTAAAGATACGAATTTAATTCTATATTTTAAATAACTTTATTAGATTTCCTATAAGCTCTTTTACTGTATTTACCAGGTTTTACATAATTAGGTAAAACATAAGTATCTACATCCATTAAATCAGGAGCTTTAATTGGAACCATTAATGTTTTTGGTTCTACTTCAACAATGTTTACTTCAACTGAATCTGGTATTTTGGATGATAAAGCTTTACATAATGTAGATGCCCCATTATCATCAAATCCAAGTAATAATATTTTCATGATAGTTAGGTTAAATTAAAAAAAATAATGAATAACAGCTCTATTAATTAGGCATCCAGTTTTTTCTGATATAGTTAAGCCATATTCTTCTATTTGATTAGTTTTCATGAGTTATGTTTTATAATCAGTTAATAATTTGGTAGTTAAAGAATGAGAACATCTACATAATAATATTACATAGACATTCTCATTCAAAACTAACTACCAATTAGATTTTAATATATATAAGGAATGTTATCCTCATCAATATCGGCATTATTATCTTTAAAAGCTTGATGAGTACGTTCAATATTAGATATATTACGTATAACTTCATCATCTTCTAATCCATCTAAATCAGCATCACCAGTATAAATAGGTTTTGTTGCTAATTCATGTTCAAATGCTTGTTTTTCAGCTATATCCTTGAGTTCATCTAAATCTTTAAGAAACTCAGTATATTTATCAATAGTCTGATGAAAAAAATTTGCATTTTTATCCAAAGTATATATCTCTAATCTTTTGGTATATTTTTTTATTAAGTATTCTATTTGTTCTTTCATTGGTAGTTAAGTTTAATGTTTAAAAGTTGAAAAGATTACATTTTTGAGTTTTTTTAAATTCAAATATTCTACTAATAATAGGAATATTTGGATTTGTATTGTCAACATGAATAAGATAATAATAACCATCTTTAAACTTATTATTATCTAAACCATTAACTACAAAACCACAATCATCTACTGATATTAGTGATGCAAATGTTGAACTTCTTGTACAAATAACAAAAGTTTTCATGGTAGTTGTTTTATTGTTTGAAAAATTAGTTTTCGTTGCGTAAAGACCTGCTTTTTATAAAGCCAAAGAAAACGCAACAAGGACTTCTCCTTATTTTTCTTACTAGATTAACACCATTGGCAAGTGTAAGTTTGGCTATATAATAAGATTAGAGGAATATTATGTTAATTTAGAATGATGAGATATGTGGACTTTGGTCCAGGCATCAACAAATTCACTCATAATCAACAAATTACTCAACTATTTTATTTAAATAACCTTAATTTATACTCTAAAGGACTCTTATTGTATCCTTGAGTTAGTTTCAACGCAATTTCCTTACGAAGATTGTTCATCTTAGGAGCTTTCTTAGCTTCCTTAATACGCATCTTAACATAGTCAGCATGCATAAATGTATTGTTTGTTTCTTTCAAAGTAGTAAAGTTTAATTAATTAATCAATAAATCATACAATAGAATACTATACTCTACTAATCTACAGTGCATTACATGATTCAACAATAAACGCAGGTAGATAGTAAAGTATAATACTCTATTATACGATTTAATTAACCAAAATTAAATATGAATGAAGATTATTATGAACAAATATTGATACATCTAGACATATCAATACTCAACAAAACGCTGAGTACTGATACATTTAGACATTACGATAGATTTCTCTATCGCAACCACTTAGTGGTTATTACTTTTACTTCTCCAGTCTCTTCGTCCTCTGTCTCCCACTCTCTCTTCTCAATGCTCATGGTAAACTCTCCTGCAACCACTGCCTCGTTGCCGTTTACCTGAATGTCAATCTCGTCGTCGACCTCCATTTCGGTCTCTGATACGTACGCATAAAGCGTAGTGGTATCGTGGCCGAAACCACGGTTAACTGTACCGACGAATTTCAAGCAAAACCTACCGTTTGAGGTAGCACTTTTGCGTACTAATTTGAATGTGCTCATAGCTCTAAAGTTTGTTTAATGAATAATGTTGAGGGGGTATTCCCCCTCTGCCCCGACCGAGTGCGGGTTGAATATAAGGTGGTACACCCGTTTATTCTCTCACAAATCTAAAAAAATATAAAAAAAATTTTTATAGAACTATTGATATCAGAGGGTTTCAAAAAAATTTTAAAAAATATTAAAAAAAAGTGACTAAAAATTTGGTAGTTTAATTTTTTTTTCTTATCTTTGCAGTAGATCAATTACTTCCTTTAGCTTAAATACCATAGCGTCATACTTTACTAAAGTACAGAAAGAGGAACAGAAGTTGGGTTGATAGGACAAGGTTTTACATTATATCCTCAAAGTAATATACATAGTCTGAAGTTGTCCCCGATAGATCTAAAAATTGCCTTAATATAAGGTTGTAGGAGGGAATAAGCCTATAGGGTTGATAGAGATGGCCCCTCGAAGGTGAACTAAGATGATTATTTAATCTTAGATACGTACGGTACGACTGAAGTTTGAGGTTAAAATGGACAGTAAGTAATTACATGTTTTAAAGAAAATCACATTTTCTTAGGGGTATAGTATG